ACAAATGATGTTCGAGATGATACGTCAGTTCCAAGAACAGCGCCGGGATGATCCGCCCACGCAGGGTATGCGTTTGGGTGAGCGGCGTATCGCCAAAATCTTTGTGGGGCAGATAGACGGTGAGGATAAGTGAACCGCGCCCAACAATTAGTTTTTGCGAAAGTGGGGTTTCTTTTTGATGAATGGCGCTGCGCCGATGATTTTTCCGGCGCGCACGACCAGCGCATTGACACCGAGCATGGCGCGCAGCATTTTGTTGATGTCGTCAGGGGATTGACTCCAAAACACCGTTTCGCCGAGCGCTACCACGTCTTTGATGGCGCTCGTCTGGATCGTCGTATGACGGGCGCGCTGCATGTGTTGAGCGCGTTCAGCATCAAGGCGAGCTTGAAGGCGCTGAAGGTCGTTGGCGGTTTCTTCAATTTTAAGACGGTAGCGATCATGTGCCGCCGTTGGTGCGCTCACCTGTTTATCGATCAGCGCGTCCAGTCGCGTCGCCAGCGCCTTCACACGCGCCTCCAATGCGTCCAGCGGCACGGGTTCTGGGGCGCTGGCTTGTCCGAGCAGCAGTGACCAGTCTTGGCTTTGTAGAGCAGTGTGAATGCTCTGGCGAAAAAAGGCTTCTACGTCCGACTCGCGGATACCAACCGAATTTGGACAGTTCTTACGGTTGTTTTCGTCGCGCGAATCGCATGATAAATACGAATAACGCCCACCCTGATGAATATAGTATGACAATCGTTTGCCGCATTGGTCGCAGATCAGCAGACCCGTGAACAAATGCGTCTGTACACGAGCCGCGCGCGCTTGTGCCGTCTCCGAACGCCAACGAATCTCCGCTTTGATCCGTTCAGCGAGTTCACCCGTCCACATGGGTTGGTGCGTGTTGCGCCAGACTTGCGCGGGCGGATTCGGAGTGATCGACTCATCAAATACCCAATGTCCGATTTGGCGGTATTTGAGATCGTGACTGCGAAATTTGCGCGCGCTGTGTCCCCAGAACACAGGGTGCATGATGGTGTAGTAAATTCGTTTCGGCGGAAACGGTCTGCCGTCTTCACCGTGACCGAAGCGGGTGAACAATTCGCGCTCGATGTGACTCCAAGCAACGTGTTCCAGAATAATCGTCGCTGCGTCCTGAAAGATCAGCAGCTTGTCGGGATCGACTTCGATGCGTTGCACCTTTCCAAGTTCGTCCCGAACAAGACGATGAGACCAGATCGTCCCATAAGAACCCGTGTACGCCCCGCGTTCTGCCAACTTATCCATGCCCATTTGATAGCGCCGCTTCATCTCATCAATTTCCGACGCCGCCCGGTAGCCTGCCATCGCCGCGTACATGCGATGGTTTCCGCGCATAATTTCGCCCTCTTTGGCGCTGTATAAAAACGCGCCGGCATCAATGGTTCGTGCGACCACCTCGCTGAAGATGGACTGTTCGCGTCCAAAACGGTCGCCGTCGGTGAAAACGAACACATCAAAGTCTTGGCGCTCCCAGTGCGTGGTCAATCGCGCTCCCGCATCAATGCCGTCCAACAGTGCCGCTTCTGTGAACTGGTCGAAATTGTAGTAAACGCGGCTATGTCCCGGTACTTTGAGAAGATCGACCACCTGCCAGCTCTTTGCTGTGGCAATGGCGCGCAGACGGCGCTCCTGATCAGGGAGGCTTTCTTTCTCTGTTTCGTCTGCTTGCACGCGGCTTGATACGGCAACCCAAAGGATGGCACGGAGGGGTTTAGGCATAATCAGTTTTGTTGGCGCGTCAACGCATTCAACCGCTGGCGCGCCTTCGCATGATCGGGCTGAAGTGAAAGCGCCTGACGCGCAGCCGCGATACGACGGTCTGTGTTTGTCGCAACAAGCGAGATGTAATACCAGAGGTTGGGATCGTTCGCGCGCTCGCGCTGCAAGACGACAAGTCGTTCGCGCGCAGCTTGCAGGTCTTCAAGTTCGATCAACTGGCGGACTTCCGAGAACACATCTTCGACGGGGGATGACTTAGGTGTTTCCGCCTCAATGCGCTTAAGGATCGAACCCTGCTGTTTTTGCACGGTCACCAATTCGTCGAGTAGATCGACCAGATCGATCTGGCGCTCGTTGATACTGGCAATAGCTTGAAGCACCTTGCCAAACGCCGCGAGAAACAGCGTCGAGATCAAAACGCTGATGATGATGGCGAAGCCCTGCGTTCCCCCTGTGTTGGGCTGGAACAGCGTGATCACGCCGGTGATCAGACCCAACGCGCCGCCGACCAACGCGAGCCAATATATCCCCGTCCCTAAGCGATAGAGGATCGTTTTCATGTTATTGAACCATCCGAATCATACAACGGCAACCATCTTCGCTCACGCAGCGACTTCGATGCGCCTCCGCCTCGTCGAGCGTGTGAATACGCTCGCTGGCTTCACGGCATACCGCGCAGACGTGGTCATCGTTCAACGTGACAATGCGAACCGATTGAATATCTAATGCGCGATATTCCGCAAGCCGCTCTTTCCAATATTTCGCACGCTCACGTTCACGCTGTGCGCGCTCGGCGAGGACGAGTGCAGACTGAAATTTTTCTGAGCGTTTTAGCCCCGCGTCGGTCACAACCAAAAATGTTTTTTTGATGGCGCTCTGGGCGGCTGTCGCATCTGCTTTGATGATCGCGTCGATCAGATCAGCTTTTTTGCCCTTCGGTGGAAGCCCCAACCGAGTCACCCATAACTTCAATTCATCGGCTGAAAAGAGCTTGCCCATTTGCGCCGCCAGCGGAGGGCGCTCCAACAGTTCCGCGCTGTACAGTCGGCGGATCGCATCGCGGTATGTCGGTTCGGTGAAGTCGCGCGCTACATCGGCGTAGGTCAAAACGTGATCCGCGTCGTTGATACGCTCGAAATATTTCAAAAGCGACTCGTCCTTGGGCTGCCCACTCATTGACCGAAGCCCCCCTTCCCCAACCCACGTCGCTGTTCGCACTTTTCTAGACACGTTAGAACATTCATACTGCTGCTTCCCCTGTACTGCGAACATATGTCCCTTGTGCGCAACGCCCGTTCGCAATATGCTGATGATGTATGTTGGAGCATTGTCATGCACAGCTTTGAAGACGCCTACGAAACGATCCATCACCTCTCGGACGATGAACGCGATGAGTTACGCGCCGCCATTCGCCGTGCGGCGGTTGCGCATCGTCGTGATGAGATCGCTGATCATCTCGCGCTCCTTCGCTGGAAGGCGGCTGTACTCAAACGCGAGCATCGCTGCCTCAGCATCCAATTCCCGACGCGATCCCGCGTCCGCAACGGTTAGCTCAAATAGCTCGATCGGCTCAACTTCCATTGCGCGTGCCAACTTCACAATTGTGTCAGTGTCAGGCTGCGTGTCTTTCTTGTATGAGAGCAGCTTGCTTAATGTTGCAGGACTGATCTCCGCCATCTCAGCCAATTGCCGAGCGCTTATACCACTTGCTTCAAGTCGATCCAGTACGAATTTCTTGAATGCGCTCGTTGCCATACACATCCTCACTCCTGTTTAGTATATTGACTTTTTCAAGCTTCAAGGTAAAATATTGACAGTAGTCAATTTTGTTAATTGGAGTAACCATGCTCATCGTATCAATCAGCGTGCGCGGTGAAGATATGCCGCGCATCATGATGAACATCGCGCGCGATCGCAATGCACGAGTCGGCGATCTGGTATACGAGGCGCTTATTGCGAAGTACGGTGAAGAAATTTCCCGCTACTCCTCTTTTTTTTCGTCGCGTGTTGATTCTGGTCAACACAACAATATTCCGGTAAATAACCTCTCTGATCGTACACCCGACGATGCCGCTCCTGATGAAAGCGGAGCGAAAGCGCAATGAACTCAAGACGGAATATCGCTCCCGTCGTGTTGCTGCTGGTCGGCGGCGGGATCGCAGCGGCGACGTGGGCTGCCGCACACGACTTGAAGGCGCGCAAGATCGCCCGCGCCCGTGAAGTCGAGACCATCCGCCGTGACGCGGCTCGTCATGTAGATGAAAGGAGACAATGACATGCCGCGCGAACGGCGCCCCTACGGACTGAACACGCCGGCAGAGTCGCTCCGCGCTATGTCGCGCGGGACGCAAGCCGACCTCGATGCTCTCGTCGAGACGATGAACCGTGAGTATGTCGAAAATGGGGTGCTTTCCGCCCCGACCACGCGCAAAGTGATGATGCTGGCGACTCAAGCCCAGATCAGTCATCTGAAAGAGGTTGGGGTGATCGCGCTCCTAGACTCTGCCAGCGTGGAAGATGCGCAGCGCGAGGCAGAGATGTACGTCCTCCCCCGCGCACAGGGAGGTAGATAGTCATGAGCGATCTCAAACTCCCCCTGTCCCAGCAGCCCGGCTTCATCCCGTGCGCGGCGTCGGACGTGCTGGACGCCGCCGCCCTCCGAGCGATGTTTCCCGGCTTGGCGGCGGTGCTGCCGTCGCTGGCAGCCCGGATCGAGCAGCAGATGAACGAGCAAGCGCCGGAGGACGCTGCATGACAACGTTGAAAGTTGCGGATGTTCGGCTCGATGGCGGCACACAGCCGCGCGGCGGGCTGCACGAAGAAACAGTCACCGTCTACACTGAGGCACTGGAGCGCGGCGACCAGTTCCCGCCTGCCCGCGTGGTCTACGACGGGTCGAGCTACTGGCTCATCGACGGCTTTCACCGGATCGAAGCCGCCAAGCGCGCCAACTGGAAGGAATTCGACTTCATCGTCGAAACCGGAACGCTGGAAGACGCGCAGTGGCGCAGCTACGCCGTCAATGCCACGCACGGCTTGCCGCGTACCAACGAGGACAAGCGGCGCGCCATCCGCGCCGCTCTGCTGCACCCACAGGGTGCGGGTAAGTCCAATAATGATATCGCCAAGCACGTTGCGGTCAGCGATAAAACCGTTGGTGCTGTGCGGGCAGCACTCGAAGCATCTTCGGAAATTCCGAAGATAGACGCGCGCGTTGTACAGCGCGGCGGCGCGACCTACACCCAGAACACCGCCAACATCGGCACCCGCGCCAATGAGTCGTCCGAGGCACTGCCGCCGCGTGCGAACCTGCATCCGAGCATCGTACTCGGTGCGCGGGTCGTTGACCGCACGAATCGGCGTATCGCGGGCGTGGTCGTCGAGATCGGAGACCGCGATGTGACCGTCGATGTAGATGAGGGCGGGCAGGCACACATCCCGCACAGCCACGCCGTGCCGATCCCCGCCTCGCTCGACATCCGGATCGGAGAGCGCGTATTGGCGCGCGGACGTGCGGGCGTCCTGCGCTATATCAACCCACGCGCTTTGTTTGCCCCGTATGAGGTGTACATCAACGAAAGCCGCTCGACGCACCGCTTTTTCGCCCGTGATGTTCTGCGCGCGGGTGAAACCACGACGACCACCGCCGCAGACGACGGCGACGCCGCCCCTGCACCTGCACCCGCACTCGCGCCGAACGTGGACATCGGCAGCATCATCAACCTCGGGGGCGGGTTGTACGAAGTCGTTGCGGTTGACGAGGACGGCGTGATCGTCGATAGCGATACGACGGACGCGCGCCATGTGCCATTCGCGCGCGTCCGCGTTGCCGATGGCGAACCGATCTCATCGCACAAGCGGAGCATCCTCGAAAAGCTCTGGGATGCTCACCGCTACAGCCGCAAGCCGTGGCTCACGTCTTTAGAGGCGCGCATCTTCCAAAATGATCGGGCGCGCCTGAACACGTTGGTGGAGGCAGGATACGTGGCTGAAGATGCGGCGGGCGCGCTGCAACTGCAACCGAGCGGCTGGCTGCTGCTCGGCAAGCAGGCACCGCAGGCGCTCGCCAACCTGCCCGCGCCAGAGCCGGGCGCGCTGACCGTGCGCGACATGAGCATCAGACTCATGAACGCCGGCGTTGATATGACGCGCGTCGTCCGTCACGAGCGCAATGGCAACGCGGGGACGTTCAGCGTCGCGCTGAACACGCCCTACGCGGCGGGCATCATCCCGGAGCGCGTGACCGACGCGCTGGACAACGCTCGTGCCAAGATCGAGTCGCTCGGCTACATTGTCTTGGCGGCGGGCGCAGACATTGAACCCGGCGCAAGTGCGGGCTTGGGCGGGGTCAGCACGACCACGCTGATGGTGTGGTTCTGCGAAGCGGCTCATCCACTGCTGCCCGAACTGCGCGCGCGGGGCGCGGCGGAGATCGAGCGGGTCGCCGCGCGCGATGCGAAGTCACCGACGCCGCTGCTTGTCCCCGACTCTCACGGCAATGGGAACGGCGTCCACATCCGTAATGTGCCGCCGTCAGTCCCCCCGCTGCCCGCTGTGCAGCCGCCCGCCCAACCGCGCAAGACGGCGCTTGAGATCGCCGCCGAGCGACGCGCGGCATTGGTCAGCGCGTCGCTGCGACGCGCCCCTGAGCAAGTGCAGATAGTCGCGCGGAATCTCGGGGTGGACGACCCCGACGTGATCGATCTGTTCGCCGACGGCGCGCGCAATAACGCCGGCTGGTGGGAGGACATCGCGGCGTCGGGCTTCATCCAACTGACGGACGAGACCGACGCGGTAGCAGGATCAGCGGGCTACAAGGCATTGCGCGAGGCGATTGATCTGAAGGCGCGCTTGCACCGTCAGATCGCGGTTGAAGCGCGCAGGGCGGAGGCGGCGTCGCGCGCGCAGAGTCTCGCTGCCAAAACCTACAACGTGATCCTCGCCGATCCCCCGTGGGAATACGACAACAAGGGGGTCAATGGGGCGGCGGCGAATCACTACGATCCCATGCCGCTGCCGGACATTTGCGCCTTGCTCAACAACTACTCGTTCAGGGTGGCACCCAACGCGGTGCTGTTCCTCTGGACAACTGCGCCATTTTTGCGAGATGCGTTTGCGGTGATCGATGCGTGGGACTTCACCTACAAGACGAATATCGTCTGGGTGAAAACCGATCTGCAGAAGCCCGGCAACGGGTGGTACACGCGCATTCATCACGAACACCTGCTCGTGGCGACGCGGGGCAGCATGACGCCACTCGTCAACCCTTCCCCGCCACTGAGCAGCGTGATCAGCGCGGCTGTGCAGGAACACAGCCGCAAGCCGGACAGCGTACACACGATGCTCGAAACGCTGTATCCCGGCTGTAGCTATCTCGAATTGTTCGCGCGCCGCAGCCGTCCCGGTTGGGCGACATTCGGCAACGAGATCGATCAAAAGGAGGCGGCATCATGATCGCTCACGAAGGTCTGATCCCCTACGGGATCATCGCCGAGCAAAGCGATGTGCGTGCGCACGTCTGTCCCATGGCGCGCCGCGTGTATGTCTACGCGACGACGGCGGCGCAGGCGATGCCGCTGACGCGCTATCGCCGCGTCCCGGTCTACATCAACGGACGCCTGACAGCAGAGGGATATCTCGTCCCGCCAGATGACATCCCCGGGTGTCAAAGTTTTGCGCTCACTCTTAGCATGTGGCGCGCGTACCCGATCCGCGCGGACATGCGCCCCTCAGAAAAGGGACTGCTTGCCCTCAAGCTGGTGCAGGCGGGGATCGCGGCGGGGTTGATCGCGCTGCCACTGTCGCAGGAAGTTGTCCGCGATCTAGAAATGCAGATCGCGGGGACAGACCTCCTTTTGCGCGCGTCAGTGCGCCTCCAAGTCAAATGCGACTTCGCGGGCGGGGATCGGGCGCACGGGGGGACAGGGAATTTGTTTATCCAAGTTGCGGAACGCAACCACGAAAGGAGCTACTGATGTTTGAAGTGTGGGTGCAGGACGAGGCGAACGATCCCGCGTTGTATCGCCTCGCCCAGACCTTGGACACGGCGCTGTTGTACGCCGATGCGTGCGTCCGCACGCTTGAGGAAGTCGGCTACATCGAAAGCCTCGTCGCCGATCCCGCTGAGTACAGACGGGTGCTTGCGCGCGAAGACGGCGCGATAGCAATGGTCGTCATCCGACCCTTTGAGATAGGGGAAGCGTGATGAGCGAAAAAACGGCGTCTCGTCGGTTCGGCAGCCGCTCGTGGCTCATGTGCCACAACGCGCAGCTTGCCAAGCGTGGCGAGCGGATGTGCAGCGGCTGCGGGCGCACCATGCCGCTCACGCCGCTGTTTTGGCACGCGAACAGTTGGCGCTCGAATGGGTATCAGTCCGAATGCCGCGAGTGTCTTTCGGCGCGACACAAGCGCAAGTACGCCGCGCGCAAGGCGGGGGGACGATGAAAGCCAAAGCGACCCCCACGAAAGAGTACCAGAGGATCGAACGCGGCGTCCAAAGAGTCTTGACGGCGGCGGGCGTTTCGGCGGGCAGCGTGCGCCACGACACGCGCTATACGCCCACCCCTGACGGCGCATGGGTCGTCAGCTTGCACGCGCCGTCGGGCGTGATGCTGTGCCAAGATCGCGCCCCCACCTTTGCAGAGGCGCAAACGTGGGCATTGAAAAAATGGAAGCAGGTGGAGGAGTCTCATGGTGCCACTTGACGCATTACAAGGCTCGGTAGATCGCGTCGTTTTCGCAAATGGACGACGCGAAGTCTACCAGACCGCCGCCGACGGGACGATCAAAGTGACCGTTTACGCAGCCGACCAGACGGTGGTCGCGCATGTCGAAGGGATCCCCAACATGGCAGCGGCGCTCGAATGGGTGCGCACCGTGAACCGCAAGGCAGACAAGCGATGAAGCGCCCGACGAACGACATGGTTGCCGATCTGATGCTGTGCGTTCGGGCGTTGATCCGCGCCGACTGCGCCGATGCGCCGCGTCGCCATCGTGATGCGTTCGTCACGATGGTCATGAAAGACTTCGACGATGAACTGCGCTGGTGCGAGGATGTTTGGCAGCGTGGGCAGTGCTGTCGAGCGTGGATCGCCATGCTGCGCAATTGAAGCAAGGTGGCGAATCAAAAAGCGGCTGTCGAAAGCCGCTAACCGTACAGCACGGACGCACATGCTCAGGTGGAGGCGTCCGTGCATGAGTATAGCACAAAGGAGTATCGCATGGCATTACAAAACCCGTTCAGCAACGCCGCGCTCGTTGCCAAGAAACTCAAGCTGTTGTTCTTCGGCGCGCCCGGATCGGGGAAAACTCTCGCTGCCCTTTCCTTTCCGCGCGTCGCACTTGTGGACGCTGAGTCGGGCGCAGACCTGTACACCGGACGATCCGGGGTCGCACCTTTTCAAGTGATGCGCACCAAAACGGTGGCTGACCTTGAACACGCCGTTGCGTTCATCCGCGACGACAAAGGCAAGACCTTCGACACGCTGGTGATCGACCCGATCACCGTCTTTTACGACGTGCTGAAAGAAGGCATGGCGAAGACGGCGAAAAACAACGAACTGGGGTTCCGCGAGTGGTCGAAGGTCAACACGCGGATGAAGTCGCTGTATACCCAACTGACGAATCTGCCCGTGCATACCATCTTGATCGCGCGGGAGTCTTACGAATATGAAACAACCAATGGACAGCTTACGCGCACGGGCATCAAACCCGATGCGGATAAGTCGCTGTCCTACGCCATGGATTTTGTTGTTCGGCTGCTGCCCGATCATTCGGGGACGGTGATCAAGTCGCGCGGACAAAACCTGCCCGCGCACTTGCCAAGCGTCAATTGGTCTGTCTTTGAGCCTTTCGCGCGCGCCTATGCCGATGGTGAGCGGGTGCAGCAACAAGACGAGATCGCGGCAGCGGACTCCCTAGCGGACGAGTGGACGCCAGACGCTGTGAACGCATGGATAGCGTCATGGGCAGCTCAGGGCGTTTCCCAAGAAGCCTTGCGCGCGGCACTCGGAGTCGCGCGCTGGAGCGAGTGGACGGGCGGGCGCGCCGCCGCCGATGAAGCCGTTCGCAAGACGCGCGAACAACTCGCATCAACAGAATAAGAAAATTTCGGGGCGGTGCTGTCCGCCCCGACAAAGGAGAGCGTCATGACAAAGGGTATTCCGCGCCGCGCGGCAAAGCGTGACGCGAATGAAGCTGAGATCGTAGAGGCGTTGACCCGCTGCGGCGCGACCGTCGTTCGCTTATCCCAAAAGGGGGTACCCGATCTGCTGGTTGGGTACGGCGGCATGACCTTTTTGGCAGAGGTCAAGTCCGCTACTGGCAAGCTAAGCGCCGAACAAGGCGCCTTCCAAAACCGCTGGAACGGCATGGACGTAGTTGTTTTGCGCGGCGCGGATGAAGCCGTGTCGTGGGTATCGAATCTTGCACGCGCATTTAGCGACGGGAACGGATGGGAGTGATGTCAAAACCCAAAATGACTCAACGCATCTCGGATCAGGGATCGCCGTCGAAATACTTCCACATCATCCTCAACATGGCGGATGACGATCTCGACCCATACCAATACCGCCTTTTGGGGCATTACCGCCGCGTCTGCGGGGATGGCGGTGAGTGCTTTGAGGCAACGACCACGACCGCCGCGATCACGCGCATGTCGGTAGGGAAAGTGGTCGCTGCCCGCCGCCAGCTTGAGAAGATGGGATACATCACCATCGAAAAGCGATGCGCGCAGGCGACTCTGATCGTGCGCCTTGTTGACCGTATGGCTGAGAATTGCCAGCGGTACGCCAAGCCCGCGTTCACCACACGAACGGAGCGTTCACCACACGAACGGAGCGTTCACCACATGAACGCTGATCTTCCCGTGCAGCGTTCATGTGGTGAACCAAAGAAGAAAGAAGAAGAACCAATAGAAGAAGACGCGCTTGCTGCTGCTGCTGATCGTGATACTGATCCCAAGCGGGGGGCGGTCTTCACGCTGTACGAACAAAACATCGGCGCGCTGACCCCGCTCATCGTCGATGCGATCAACATGTGGCTTGCGGAACCCCAATTCAAGACAACGGGGGAAGATCGCGCCTCCCATGCCCTCGAAACGGCGATCCGCGAGGCGGCAGCGTCGAACGTCCGCCGTTGGACATACATCCACGCGATCCTCAAGCGGATGGCACGCGATGAAATTGATAGTCCGCGGCGTCCCGCCCCCGCAAACGGCGCGCCGCCGCCAACGACGCCTTCCGCGCCACCATCGTCACCAACCCCACGCATAGTTATCCCGCCGCCAATTCCGCTCGCGGAGCGGCAAATGATGGCGGAAAGGACGCGGGTAGCGAGATTGGCAATGGGAATGGGCGGAAAGGACGCGGGCAGCGAGATTGGCAATGGGGGGAACGACAAATGACACAGACGACGGCTATCCCGTATGTGGAAGAAGCCGAGCGCGCGGTGCTTGGCGCTGTGTTGCTCGACCCCGCCGTGTTGACGGTGGCAAAGGGGGTATTGGGCGCGTCGGGGATGTTTTTCCTTGTTCGCCATCGATTGATCTGGGAAGCGATCCTTGCGCTTCACGGTGAGGGCTTGCCGCCTGACGTGGTGGCAGTTTCGGTTCGCCTCAACGCGACGGGGCGACTCGCGGAGATCGGCGGCATGGGCTACCTGATGCAGTTGATCACCGACACCCCCACGTCGGTCAATGCCGAAGTCTACGCCCGGCTGGTCGAGCGAGCAGCCGCCCGCCGTGCGCTGCTGCAAGCGACAGAGACCGTCACGGCACTCGCATTGGATGGAGAAAAAGAGACTGATGCGGTGTTGGCGGCGGCGGCGGCGGCTATCAACGATGTGCTTCTGGGGCATTCCACGTCTGGCGAATCCATCCCGATCCGCGACGCCGTAGGCATCTATTTGAACGAATTAGAAGACGTGTCTCAGGAAGCAGCGAGCGGGTATTCGGGGCTGGTGACGGGCTACCCCGATCTCGACCATATGCTTGATGGGTTGATGGGGTTGTGCGTCGTTGGCGCGCGACCTGGCGGCGGCAAGAGCGCCCTGCTTGCCTCTATGGTTGCGAATGTGGCAGCACGCGGCAAGCGCGTTTATTTGTGGTCGGGCGAAATGCCCGCTGCGCAGATCACGAATCGGCTCATCGCGGGGGTTGCGCGGGTGGACTCGTCCCGCGTTCGTCGTCAACTTCGCCCGCACGGGTTGGACGACCAGCAGCACAGCGAAGTGCTGCGCGCCGCCGCCGAGATCGGCACATGGAAGATCGTGATCAATGACCACGCCGCGATCACGCCGCCCGCTCTGCGCGCCGATATTCAACGCACGCAAGCGCGGCTGGGCGGCGTCGATCTCGTGGTCATCGACTACTTGGGGTTGATGGGGAGTGACATCAACTTCAAAGACAATGCTTACGCCAAGACCAGCTATTTCGCGCGCGCGTTGAAGCATATCAGTTCGGAGATGAGCGTGCCGGTGCTGTGCGCGGCGCAACTCTCGCGCAGCGTGGCATCCCGCGCTGACAAGCGTCCCCAAATGAACGATCTACGCGACAGCGGCGAGATCGAACAAGCGGCGGATAGCGTCCTATTTCCCTTTCGCAAGATGGACAGCGATCCGTTCGCCGCGTCGTGGGAGACGGACTTGATCATCGCAAAAAACCGACACGGAGCGACAGGGACGATCCCGCTGGTGTTCCGCCCCGAATTCACCCGATTCGATAATTTGTGGGTAGATGATGTCTAGCGGCGCGCGCTACCCCCTCAGTGACGCCCGACAACGGGTCGAGCGCCTATTGACCCTCATCGCGCCGTATGTAGAGCGCGCCGAGATCGCCGGATCGATCCGGCGATGCAAGCCCGATGTGGGCGACGGCGAGATCGTGCTGATCCCGTCCGTCGGCTATCTTGATGCGCTAGATCGTATGGTCGCTGACGGCACGCTGGCGAAGGCGGTGTACGGCGAGTCGCGTGACAAGATCGGCAATATGAAGCCTCAGCATCAATGGGGTGACAAGCTGCGCGGCGTCGTCATGGACGGCATGAAGATCGAGCTGTGGGTGACGAACGCGCACTCGTGGGGCTACATCTATTGGCTGCGCACGGGCAGCGCCGACAAGAATAAATGGTTCATGAAGGCGCTCAAATTCATGGACTGCCCGTACACCATCCGTGAAGAGGCGGCAGCACGCGCGCAGAGTCTCGCTGCCGAGCTCAAATTCATGGACTGCCCGTACACCATCCGTGAAGGCAGCGTTTGGCACAGCGACAAGCGGATCAGCGTCCCCGACGAAGCCGCCTTCTACGCGCTGTTCGGCTTGCCCTTCATCAACCCAGAGCAGCGACATGATGAGGCGTTGTATCGGACGGCGTGGAATACCGCCCGGCGCGCCGGATCGCACGCATGGGGAACGCCAACCTATGTAGATGCCATCGGCGTTGAAACGCCGCCGCACTCGTTGTTCGATGCGCCCGCCGTACCGATGAACAGCTCTACAGATAGGCTCGCCGTCCCACTGTCTGCGCGGATCGACGGCGTGGTCTGGACGGACAAAGATCGCGCGCGCTATGCACAAGCGATGTTGGCGGACAGCCAGTCCATCGCCAACGGATATTGCCGTGAAGCCGAGTCGCTGCCCGACGGCGCAGACCGCGACTATCTGTTGGCGAAGGCGCGTTATTTCGCCAATGGCGCAGAAGCCCCCGTATCGATGCGCGAACACGTCGCCGCGCTCAACGCGATGGCGGCGGCGAAAGAACGCGAAGCGACAGAGCTGAGCGAGGGTGGCAGCCAATGGGACGTGCAGCAATGGGGGGTGCTGCATTTGCAGATCGACTATCGCCGTTTTGCGCGCGTACAGGCGGCGCGGTATCGCCAGCGCGCGAAAGCGGCACGCGCCAAGTCAGTGGGAGGTGCTGCGTGATGCGTTTCATCAGCCTTTTTGCAGGCATTGGCGGCTTCGACTTGGGCTTTGAGCGCGCGGGTATGACTTGCGCCGCGCAGGTCGAGTCGAACGCCAAAAAGCGGCGCGTCCTCCGTCGTCATTACCCTTCCGTCCTTCAATTCAAGGATGTGTGCCATGTCGGAAAAACCAACCTTCCGCCAGTTGACCTTATTTGCGGCGGATTCCCCTGTCAAGACCTCAGCGTTGCCGGACGCCGCGCGGGGTTGGCTGGAGCGCGATCTGGGCTCTGGTTTGAGTTCGAGCGCGTTCTTATGGAGCTTCTACCTCGATGGGTCGTTATCGAAAACGTCCCCGGTCTACTATCCTCTAATGGAGGACGGGACTTTGCCGTTGTCCTTCGCGGGCTGGGGAACATCGGGTATCGCGTCGCTTGGCGCGTGTTGGACGCTCAACATTGGGGAGTCCCACAGCGCCGCCGCCGCCTGTTCATTGTCGGACATCTTGGAGGCGGGCGTGCCGCTGAAGTACTTTTTGAGCGCGAAAGCAGCGGCGGGCATTCTCCGTCGCGCCGACAAAAGGGGGAAGACGCTGCCCTATCCGCTTATAGAGGCTCTGGAGAAAATCATCCTAGACGACTCGAACGATCCACCCCTGTGATCGCCGGAACGCTGGCGGGATCAGGCGCGGGAACAGCACGTCCGGCGGGGCAAGCAAACGAGGCGGATTTCCTCATTGTGGACTTGCAGCAGGTGACGAGTATCGCCAACGGCAGTGTGCCGCGACATTACGCGCCAACATTGACACGAAGTTCCGATCTGGTGGCTTTCAAGCGCAATGCCAGCGTGTCACATCATATGCCGATTGGCAAAAACATCACCCCCACCTTAGTAAGAGGTGATGGTGGCGGCGAAATCGTTATCAGCGGATCGCTTATCGGCGTTCGACGACTGACGCCAATAGAGTGTGAGCGCCTGCAAGGCTTCCCCGATGGGTGGACGGCGTTCTGTGAAAACGGGAAATTGGTGTCAGACAGCGCGCGGTATCAAATGCTTGGCAATGCAGTATGCGTGCCAGTCGCAAAATGGATCGGTGAACGTATTGTTAAATTTGATCACGAGATCGCGTCATGATCGACACCATCGTCTGCGCCGCCGCGCCGACTGACGCTGCTGCGTTTAAAATGCTGGCGGCGGCAAAGGAGACTGAATCATGACGACCATTGGACAAAAGATCCGCGCGGCGCGACTGGCGGACATGGAGAAGCTTGCGCAAGAAGATGAACAGCCATGAAGTTGCTTCCGCCCGTGACGGCGTTGCTTGGACGCCTCCATATTCGCCGCGCAACCCGCGACGACATTGGCGTATGCGACCAAATTGCGCGCCAGCATCCCGACGCGCTTGGATGGGTACGCCGCGACAGCCTTGAGCGCGCGTTAGCAGGCGGAACGCTGCTGGTCGCCGCTATCGACGGCGTGGTGCGCGCATTCGTCGAATACGGCACGCCATCACGGGGCGAAAACGCAGGCTACAGCGTTGTATACCATCTGGCGACAGCACGAGGCTGGCAGGGCATTGGTATTGGACGCCAATTGCTATACGCGGTCCCGTGTCCAATCAAGCTGAAATGCTTGACAGACAACCGTGCGTCGTGCGCGTTCTACCGCGCGGCGGGGTTTCGGGAGATCGCGCAGGCGGTCTCGAAGACTGGTCGTCAACTTACGGTGTTTAGCCGTCGTGTCCTAATGATCTGGGTGCAAGGCAACAACCGCCAAATCCCGCTGATTGCCAAGCAAATCGGCGTGGCGTATGGCACGCGCCACGACATGCTACCGCGCGATCATCCGTTTATGGTTGACATCCGGTGGGACAAGTACGATTGGATGAATTACATGGACAAAATCCGCCGATGGCGACCCGTCGCGGCAATGGTCGCAGATTACGAGCGCCCCGATCAGCGCGATCTTATGCTGCAACAAGTCGCCGATCTGCGCGCCGAAGGCGTCTTGCGCATCATGGTGTGTCCAAAATTCGACAGCGCAATCGGTGACATCCCAATCGATTGCACCGTCGCCATTAGCGTCCCGTCAGGCTACGCGGGCTATATGCCGCCGATGCGGGATTTGGCAGGTCGCAGCATTCACCTCTTGGGTGGCTCGCCAAGTGTCATTTTAGACGCACAGCGCAAGGTTGCCGGATCAGGCGGGATTGTGCGATCTGCGGACGCAAACACGCAGCAGCGCGCCGCGCAATACAAGACGGTGTGGACGCAGGGCAAATGGTGTCGGACCAACTTGCGGACATTCTCGCCGCAAGTTGGTCCGACATACGAAGATGCCATGCGCATGTCGGCGCGCAATCTCGCCCGCGCTTGGATCATCCGCGATGCCGACGACAACATTGTGCGCGGACTGCCCGCGCCTAAGGAGGAGAGCGCGTGAATATGACGTATGAGCAATTTCGGCGCGAATACGAGCGCCAGCACCCTGCCTCCGTGCCGCGCAAGATCAAGCACGCGAGTGAATATCCCGTATTGCTCCGAGCCGGAGTGCTGATCATGTTTGTGTGCGCCGCGCTGCTCTCAGGCGCACACACCGTCCCTACGATCCGACGGGGACTGGAAGAAGATGTTGCACCGCTCGTGGGCGACGTGATCGCCGTCGGTGGGTTTTTCGCCATCGAATTGGCGATCTTCGTCAGCGCATCGTTGCGTCGCCGCTCGCCCGGCTTGGCGTACATCATCATGGGCGTGACGTTTGTCGTAGCACTGGTGGCGAATGTCGTCTCGACCAGCCGCGCGCTCGCAAGTACAGGCGACGGCGGTGCAGGGGTCGTCGCCTTCATTTTGGGCATCGGCGTTCCACTCATCGCACTGGCATCAGGCGAGATGTTTGTCCACATGTCAGCCAGTGGTCGGAATGAAGGCGTTGAGGCGGCTTCCCGCTATCGGGATGAGCAGATCGCATGGGACGAGCGCGTAAACACAGAATGGGTCAAGCACCAACAGCGCGTTGAGCGCAAGTTGGCAACCCAAGCTGTTCCACAACTACCCAATTCCATTCCATTCCATTCCCCTTCCAATGGAAATTCCAATGGAAACGGAACGGAATTTCTCGGCGCGGCTTCCATTCCAAGCTTAGGTCATCGAAAGTCGGCGGACGCGCGCGCGAAGGTCGAAGCCTATTTCGCCGCCCACCCTGACGAATTGGATACTGTGAAACCGCTGGAATTGGCGGCTCGGTTGGAGGTTGGAAAGTCTACCGTCTATGCAGTGATCGGTGATCTCCGCGAGCAGGCGGCGCGTCAAGCTGTCGTGGAAAACGGCAGCGGAACGCCGAAATGACCGTCGTACATTTGCCAGCCCTTGTGTGCGCATCCGCTAAAAGATATCTGGAAGGATGAACTATGATCGGCATACCACTCAAAAGCCATTTCCCCGCGTCAGGCATTTTCGCGGGTGCAGCGCCATCTTCTGAATTGATCGATCTCGGCATGATCTTCGACGCCCTGATCGGGACGACGTGGGTCAACCCACGCAATGGCATCACACGCACGATCAGCGCTGTCGGCGTCTGGCAAGCGGGCGCTCAGATGGTCTTTAGCGCGCCGTCGGGGAATTATTGCACCCCCGCGCCCATCGCAACATTTGGTGTCGCCCGCGAGGGCTATTATTTCGTCGCGTGGGCGCGTTACGACCTACTACCCATCGACGAACGGCTTGCTTGGCGGAACGCCGAGATATTGCATGTCTCTAAGCGGATCAATGAGGCAAAAGTGCAACACGCGCTCTCTTTGACAAAGACCGAGCGTCAGCAGCAAGCCGCGCTTATCGGCTATCTGGACAGATGGCTTGACGAGGCGAAGCGCCGGCACGACTTGTTACTCGCGGAGCGGCGGCGCGATCTGCTTGTGTCGCGCCGGCAGATACAGACATTGTAAAAACGTGCGACTGTCAACGACTGACAGTCGCACGTTTTTTATTCTTGAGCAGGGGACTTTTTAGGACGACCGGGACGACGCGGGGAAGAAACCGACTGGTCGGCTGGCTTGCGCGGCACCCCGTGCGGCAGCGGCTCTAACGCGATCCCTGTATAAGACACCAACGCTGCTCGAAGCAGCTCAGCTTGAGACATCCCGCTTTGCGCAGCATACGCCTTCAGCTTCACGGCGTCCTGACGAACGATGTGCGTCTCGATGCGGCAGTGTTTGTCACGGCGAATAGGCATTTTTCCCTCTCCAAAACACTTGACAAAGTACATGCACTATGATACCATATTTACATCAACAAAAAAAAGCGCGCGAGTGCTGAGAACACTCGCGCGCGTGAAACACCTTACCCGTCCGATCAAGAACAAGTAGGAGTACACATTATGGCACTCAGCTTCCCGTTTGTCAAAAAGACGCTTCGCACCCCGCTTGAAACCCAACCCGTGTGGGTGTGGCAGCCGGGTGACTACTGGTCGCCCGGTCACTGGCTGCGGGGTATCGCTCAGCGATGCCACGCACAGGGCGGGCGCATGGTCGTGGAAGTCGCCCGCCCTGTGCGTGGCGGGTTCTACGAGACGCGCGTCGAGCTTGTGTCGCCCGCGCGCATTGCCCCGCGCGACACGCCGCGCGCGGCGGCGGGCGAGACAAGCCTCGTGGCGCGTCTAGGACAAATTATAGAGGTCATTGACGAATGCGGCGAACACCGCTTCGCCGATGTGGACGAGGTGGCACTGTGAGCCTCGCCTCTAGTCAGGGGGGTGTTCCCCCTAACTTTGACTTTGACCACGTCTGCATGTTGTTCGATGCGGGCGAGCGCGTCCTGTGGCGCGCGAGCATCAGCGGTGACAGCGCCGCGAAAAAGAAGGCGGCGCTGTTGAGCAAGCCGCCCAAGCCGCCGCCGCCGCCCTGTTGGGGGCGCGTGATCCGCGTTGGAACGTCGGACTTTGGCGGCGGCTACGCCATCGTCCGGCTTGAGGACGGCGGCGAGACCGTCCTCATCCCCAACACCGACTCGCGCACGATCCTGACGCGCGCGGCGTCGGTGGTTGGGCGGCGGCGTTGGTTGCCGCGTGTTGGGCGGCGATGGCGCGCAAGGGCGTCTTGCCGCCCGAACAGGGCGGGGAATGGAAGAAGGCGGAGTCCTTCCTGCGGACTGTCGCCCTCGACACGGAATTCGAGGCGAGCATCGAGGAGGCGCTGAGCCTCTGGCGGCGCGCCGCCAACAAATATGGCGAGCGCGTCTCCGATGCTCGCGCCGCCGGAAAAGCCTTCGCGCAAGGGCGATCCAGCATCGCCGACGCCGAAGGCGATGCGGCGGCATCAGCGTGGGCGCGAACGCCCGCCGTTCGCGCCGATGATCCTATTGCGCGCGCCTTCCCACCACGCGCGGCGGTAGGCGGGCGCACCGCACTGGGTGATGACGGGACAAAGTAGTCCCGCTTGGAAGGTGTTCCAAACGTTTGGAGAAATTTCCAAGTGTTTGGAACGTTTTCCAACTTCTCGATGAACATGTGCAAAATTTGCACATGTTCATCGAGAAAACCGTAGATAAATGGTATTGACAATACCATTTATCTACGGTATACTGAGAAAAGTGTAGAAAAACAAGCGCGGCGGTTTCCGCCGCAGAAAGAAACCAAAAATGAAGATCTTGCGACTGGACATGAACGTTAACGGAAAGGAATTCCATTGCTCGGATGCCCCCGCGACCCCAGAGGGGTTTGATGCCCTGATGGGACATAACTGGCTGCTCTTCCAGAGCGTGGAAGAGCAATTGCGTTCGCGCGGCGTGGCGGTAGTATCCGCCACGCAGATGCAGGACGAGGAATGGCAAGAGATTTTGGGCGATGTTCTTGATCGCCCCGTCGAGGAGGGGGATCGCGTGGACTTCTGCCTCTCCCTATGGGAAGAGGCGTATTACGACGACGACAAGGATGTATTTTCCGGCGAGGAGTATCTCGCCTCGCCAGTCGGCGAGGAGTATCTCGCCGAACTAACGGCAGAATAGTCGTCCCGTCCTGAGCATGACGTTAAACTGACGCGGTACGTCGCTGCGGGGTGTACGGTGGCGAACGGCTGATCCGCTATCGTTGATAGCGGGAAGATGGACAGGCAGGCGCGCCGGCACCTCCGCGCCCGCCAACGCTAGACGGTTTCCCTGTTCCGCATAAAAACAGGGACACGCGAATTGAGGCATATCGCCCCAGTTGGGGCAGAAGGAAATATCATGGATATCAGGATGAAGATGGTCAAATGCCACGTCTCCACGATGGGGACGTACTTATCGGGGCGGGTAGTTTCGTCGGAAGTAGAAGAGGTCCCGTTCTACTTCGTCGAGTACCGGGAGGGGGATATTCGAGCATTTCCGGTCAAGCCACCGTATTCGGGCGACGAGTGGACCGGATACGGGGAAGTGATGATCGACCCCATCAATCTCCCGAATGAGATTGATGGGGCAACTGTCGTCTATGAAGGCTGCCCGCTGGAGATATTGCGCGCCTATGCCCGCGCGCGGTTCCCGAAGCATCTGCCAGGCAAATAAATCGCGCGGATGGCGCCTGCCGCGATTCGAGTCCGACGGCGGGGGACGCGCAATATCCCGCCGCCGAATAGCATCACCCTCCGGCGGACAACCCGCCGGAGCATCCGCCCCTGTAGCTCAGCGGATAGAGCGGCTGCCTTCTAAGCAGCGCGTCGCGGGTTCGAGTCCTGCTAGGGGCATTGCAAGTTCCCGTTCGTGCCGTCGCCCGCGTATGCAGAGCGGGATCGGCATCGGCAACGGGCTCTCGTCAACGAATCCGGGGCGCGCATGGATACGCGCAGGAGAGAAGATCATGACTGAATCGAACGGCGCGTCGATGCGCGCATATCACGGATCTCCCGCTGTCAAGGCGGAACTGGTCGCGCGCATGAACGCGCATCGCGCGGCAGGTCGCATATCCCAGTATGAGTACTGGGATATGGACGAGGAAAGCGGAGAATGGCGCGGGAGCGCCATCGGATGCGCGATTGAGGCATCCGACTACAACTTAGCCCAAGAGTTTTTGGGCATCCCAGAGCCTCTGGCGCAGGCTCAAGATCGCATCTTCGAGCGCTTGCCCGCCAAAGAAGCGGCGGACTTCGCCGTCGCCTTCTTTGAGACGATCCCCGTCGGCGGGGACTTGTGGCGCGCCACACACAAATTCATGGCGTGGCTGCTGTCCCCCGACGGCGTGATGCGTCAGGCGCTCACCACGGATGCCGCGCCGCGCCGCGTGCGCGACGCGGTAGCGGGCGTCCAATGTCTGTTCGCCCGATGCGGCGAAACGGGCGTCATGCCGCCCGTCGAAGAATGGGCGGCGGCGGCGGAGGAGGCGCGCGCGGCGTGGGCGGCGACGCTTCCGCCGCCGTTCTATCTACCGGCACCGCGCGCGGCGGCGTTAGCGGCGTCGCTGGCGGCGGAAGCGTCGCTGGCGTTGCTGACGGGTAAGCCCAGTCCAGCGTCGCTGGCGTGGGCGATGGCAGAGGCGGTGAATGCCGCGATAGAGGGGGCGCGCGCTTCGATGTACGCGGCACAGGCGCGTATGCGCGCCGCGATGCACGCATCGGGCGTACCGGCCCCGACGGCGGAAGCGCGCGCCAACATGTGGGCGGGCGCGGACAAGGTAGAAGCGGCGGCGCGGCGAATCATCGCGGCGCGGTTCATTCAAGTCATCGCCGCCGCGTACATCGATGAGCGGGCTTGATCGAATAGGTGCAGTCATTCCCCCGCACGAACGCTACGGCGCGGCGTGTTCCGCCCATCGATGGGCGGCGGGGGCTTAAGTGTCCCATTTGGGGACACTGTTCGCCTCATATGAGGCAGAGGAAAGACGATTATGAACAATTGGATTGAGCAGTTCATAAATCGGTATAAGCCGTGTGAAGCGGCAACCGAGTGGCTGGTTGAAAATGACTTCCCGACGCCCCAAGCGGCGTGGGAAGCCAACCCAGACATCAACTGGGCACTTTGGGTCTTTTACAGGGTAGCGACAGGTCGTGAGATGGCGGCACTGTCGCTGGCGTTCATCGACCAGACCCCCCTGCACGACGGGCGGTTTGTGATCGATCTTGTCACCGATCCGCGCAGCCTTGCGGCGATTGACGCCGCGCGGCGGTTTGTTGACGATGGGACGCCGATTGAGAAGGAGGTTGTTGACGCCGCCGCCGCCGCCTCCGCCGCCCGCGCCGACGCCCGCGCCGAGGGCGAGACCCTCGCCCGCGCCCTCTTCAGCGCCGTCGCCCGCGCCCTCTTCCACGCCGACGCCCGCGCTCACGCTCAAGCTCACGCGGTTCTGGCCGTTTACGGCGTTGCCCGCACTGCCCTCGACGCCGCCGCCAGCGCCGACGAATACGCCGGCGGCGCCGCCAACGGCATCGCCATCAACGCCAGCAACGCCGCTGCCCGCGCCGCCGCCTACGCCTACGCCGATCCCAGCGGCGCGGGCAAATACTATGACTTGCGGATAGCCCTGAGAAGGGCACAGTTGGACATCGTGAAAACGATGTTCCCCCATATCGGAGATAGACTGCTCGCCGCCGCGCCCGTGCCAGAGGGGTATTCTGAATGACCAATGAACGATACCTGTCCGTCGCTGAATTCGCGCGACGGGCAGGGGTAAGCCGCTCAACAGTTCGGGCGAATCCCGCCTTGCTAAGGCAAATGGGGGCGATACAGCAGGTTGATAGCGGGGTCTGGCTGATCCCAGAGTCCGCTCTCGAAAGATATCAGCCCCCTAAGCGGGGTCGCCCGCAAGAGATGACTATCGTGGTGGTCTTATCTGCCGCCGCCATCGCTGGACGCGCCTATGCGACGGTTGACCCGAACGCATCGCTTGCTGAAGTGAAAGCGGGATGGCGACGATGGTGGCGGAAAAACAATACGTCACCTGCCAACGGCGAAAGATTGTCGGAATATGCGCGCCGTCAAGCAATGAGCGCGTTTGTAGAAGCATATGCAGACGCGACGAAGGGAAAAGAGAAGCAGAATGAGTAAGGCATTTCTCTACATTTTCGACCTCGACGGCACGCTCATCGAAGGCTACATCAACCCGCCTCAGCCCTTTGAGCGCGTCGAGCCACTGCCGCAACGCGCCGCGAAACTGGCGGCACTGCGCGCGGACGGACACATTATCGCTATTGCTACGAATCAGGGCGGCGTGGCGTTCGGCTACAATTCGGAAAAGGACGTGCGTGCCAAGTTCGCGCGCGCGTTGGAGGCGCTCGGCTTACCCGACAATACGCACATCGCATTCTGCTTCAGCGACGCGCGCTCCAAAGATGCGCGCTATAACAAGCCCGAAGACGTTGCGCGTCGCAAGCCGTCAGGCGCAATGCTGCGCGAGATCATGGCGGCGTTCCCCGATGCAGCGGCGAAAGGCGTGTTTTATGTCGGGGATCGCCCAGAGGATCAAGCCGCCGCCGCTGATGCAGGGGTGCCGTTCATGTGGGCGGCAGACTTTTTCGGGGACGTGCCAAATGGGTGAGTTTCGCGTCTCGCTCACGGATGACCAGCGCGCCAGTTTACGCGAGGCGGCGCGCCGCGCAAATATCGCGGAAGACGAATTCATCATCCGCGCGATCACGGTGGTGGCGGCGACGTATGGGGTCACGATCCCGCCAACGCCGCCGTCGCCGATCAAACGGTTTTCTCGTTCCGCCAACCCGCGCGGCGGACGACCAAAAGCGCCGCTGCCAGAAATGACCAATGACCAGCCGGGCGGAACGTTTCCGCGCATCTGTCCGTTTTGCGGGCGAGCGTTTCGCAACGACAAGTTTGAGGCGAAATATTGTTCGGATGTCTGCAAGACTCGCGCTGAGAACAAGCGAAATTACGAAAAGCGCAAGTCAAAAAGGTAGAAGTAGGATCAAAAAGCGCCGCCCCGATCACGATGATCGGGGCGGCGCTTTTTGATCGGGAAGGGAAGACGCATCAGCGCATTCGAGAGGGCTTTAAGTGACGCGCGGCGCTTTGTCGTTTTTCGCAGCACTGCTCGCACTTCCATTCGCGCATCTGTGCGCCAAACACGTTCACCGTGCGCCAGACCCCCGCGCGCGTGTAGATCGCGCAGCCGCAGATCGCACAGCGAACGCGCGGCGCGCCGCGATGAAAATGTAAGGGACTTTGCGTTTTTTGCATATCCCCCCCTCGCGCACTACAACTTGACCAGCATCGCGTCGTTGATCCAATATTGAGCGCCGTTGCGGACAAGCTGCCGCCACCCGCCATCGGCATTCTTCAGCAGCACAGCCGAAACCCATTCTTCGCTACCGTTGCAGGTCGTAAACGCAATTGGCGCATTGCCAATGGTAGAGGGGATACAGCGGATCGGCGCGTCGCCTCGTACTGCGCGTTTCTCGAACTCGTTGAACGGACGACTCGCTGGCAGTGCCTTCAGGTTTAATGCCGCGAAGATGCTGTCCAAGATCGTGTCAAAATAGCCGCGTTGTAGGCGAAATGCGCGAATGGGGTGAGGGTTGCCGTCTGCACCAGCCCGTCGATGTGCGAACGCCATGCCATAGACAAATTTTGGCGCAACAGCGAATTCCACCAGCGGCACGGCAATTTGCTCGGCGTCCCTCGCAGCACGCCCAAAGTCAATGCGCCATGTCCAAGCGGGCGGCGCGCCGTTTTCCAAGTCGGGAAACGACCCCGCGCCATGTTGGTAGGTGTAAGCGATCCGCCGTCCAACATTCATTTCCTCAATGACTTTCCACACGTCGTCGTGAACCACGCTATACGTCTCCGGGTTCGCGCCGCGTTCGATGCGCATCAGCCGAATCTCGCGCCCGTAATACGCGAGATTCAGCACGTTTGAGAGCGCCTCGTATGAGGATTGGCGCTGCATGGTGCTACTGTCCGTCAGATCGCGCGTTTGAGGGCGCGGCATGTGAGGGATTTTGCGTCATCGGATACGCAACACCGACCAGTCGTCGCGCCTTGCCGTCAATGTCAGTCACGATCATGTCAACGGCTTCACCCGGCATCTGCACGTCCTTGATAAAGTCAGTCACAGGCTTGAGAACGGGGATGAAGTCATCAACGGCGTTAAAAACCGTCCCCGCCGCGTCAACGAACATTCGATTGCGCGGGGACGTAGTTTGGTAAGCGCGTTCAAGCTGCCGCATAGCGGCGGGGTTCTCGCGGGGGAAGTCTTTCAGCTTTTTAATGTTGCGCGACTGAATAACTGACCATCCCAATCCGCTCGCCGCGATCAAAAGGATGATGATCTCCTCTAAGGACAGCGCGAGTACTAACACCGAGTCGTTGTTCGGCGGCAACACCCCATCGGGCGGCGCTTCCGTCGGCACGATGGTTGGCGTCGCGTCTTGCGCATAGGCGGGCAGGGCGGTGAATGCGAACATGACGATGAACAACACGGCAAACAGACGAATGACTTTCGACATTTCATTTCTCGCTTTCGTGAACGGATCGGGCAAATTTGGAATGTGACATTACATTTTCGATGTGACAGATTTCGTCACCCGGCAGGCACAGGAGAGGCAATCGTCACGGGTTCAGTCGGCGGCGCTTGCGAGAGCGCCTCAAGTTGTCGCACGCGCTCTCGCAAGCCCGCCGACTCCTTTTTCTCGGCGTCGAGATCAACACGCAAACGCGCAATTTCGTCTTTTGCGTCGTCCAATTGAGTTTGCAAGACCGGGACACGCTCGGCTTGCGTTTTCAGCGACTCGATTTCGCGCTGGCGCTCTGCGAGTTTCAACACATCTTCGTCGAGCTGCTTTTGCATCGCAACAATGCGCGCCTCAAGATCGGGGATGCGCCGCGTCGTTTCCGCCGCTCGTGCTAGTTCACCATTCATCGTGGCAAGTTGAGTGCGCAGATCGCCAATAATTTCAGTTGACTTCAAAAGCTGCGTCATCAGTTCTTTCGTGCGCGTCGCCTGTTCCTTTTCCTGCTGCAACTCCCACGCTTGTCGCTCTTGCGTATTACGGCTCGTTTCACGGATTCGGTCGGCGGTGATCGTCGCCGTCAGCTCGTTCATGCGCACTTGACTTTTGTTTGCGCTGATCTGATTGACCAAAAACATCACCGCGCCAAACACGATCACGCCAACCACGCCGCCATACTGCGATACAAAGGCGTCAAGCGTCATGCGCGCGCCTCACGATCCGCCAGCACGCGCAGCACCATCGCCAACCACGCATACATCACTGCGGGAACAGGCGTTCCCGTTGGCGAAGTCAGCCCAACAAACAACGCCGTGACCGCATACAGGTACATCGGAAACAGCATATAGCCGTACTGTGACCCCGTGAGCGGCACGAACACCAGCACTGCCGCCGCTGACGCAAACAGCGCCATAATTGACACGCCAACAACCAGCGGCGCAACACCCAACGCTGATGCCAGCGCGCCCGACACGCCCGCTTCAGGTCGGATCAGCACCGCAATCGCAACGGCGAACATGCCAATCGCAGTCCATTGTTGCAGCTTCATTGTTCACCTTCCCCCGCTATATCGTCGGCACGTCTCGCCGCCTGCGTCGCACCACACGCCGCGCGCAAAGTCAAATGTCTCATCCTGCTCGTCTACGCGCACGGCGTAGACCGCGCCAACAACACGCCGCCACGTCACGCCAAGCGCGCTCAGCATTGCTTCAATGTCTTCGCGCGGTGATCCACTCACTATGACCATCGCGCACAGAGTCAACGCGCGTTCTCGTGGCGCGCCGTTGAACTCCACTCCTATGCTGTGCCAACGCGCCGCGCAGTATGCCGCCGCTGCGCTCGCATTCTCAAACGCTGTCAGCGGCGGTAGGGTAGGGGCGTGTTCGCGCGTTGGCGTGACGAGCCGATCCCAATAGGCGTCCCCTTCCGGCAGACGCACGTCCGCCGCCGCTAAGATCACCCACGTCATCACAAGCGCGATGACAATTACCCCAACGCCCATCCATCGCTTCATCGCGTTTCCCCCTACAACACTTTGACCGTTATGCCGCTCATTCGCGTGCCGTCATCCAACGCTTCGGCGTACATGCCCGCGTGCGTCCCTGCCATCACCGTCCCCGTCTGCCGATACGACAGCAGACAGCCGCCGCCGTTCAAAAAGACGTGCAGCCAGCGCCCGCGCGCCTGCATCCGCAGCACATAGTCGCTCGACGGCTGCCAGTAATTCCCGATGTTCACCTTCTTCACGATCCGCGCAAGTGACGGCGACTCAATCGTCAGTTCCAGTTCATCGCTGAAAAGCTGCGTCGGGTCCATGTACGCCCGTATGCCATAGAACGCCGTCCCGTCCGCGTTGTGCAGCGCCAGAACCCCCGCGAAGATGCTGTCCAACGCCGCGTTGAATGCCGCCGTGCGCAGCGTCCCCTCGACCTCGACGGCTGCCGTGCTGTACGCCTGCGTGGCGCTGGTTGTCCCCGTCGGTTCGGCGGCGTTCCCGCTGATCGCCCACGTTCCCGCCCCGTGTACCGTCCACGCTCCGCCGCTTTCCGCCGTGTGTGCCGTCAGCGCCGTGCCGTCCGTGTCCGTGAACGTGTCCTGTCCGATCACAGCGCCGCCCGCCCATACATCCGGGACGCTCCCGCGTTGCAGCGCCGCCGCCAGCGTCACCACCGACGGATAACACGCGAAGTTGTCCCAACGCGCGCCCGTTGGCGTTTCCAAGCCCAACAGCCCCACCCCCGTCGCGGTCAAGAAGCGGCTGTTCGCGTCGGTCTCCCAGTCGCTTTTCGCCACGCCGTCGATCCACAGCCGATAGCGGTTGCCGTGATACTTCACCACCAGCCGATACGTCTGCCCGGCGACCCAGTTGATCCCCGCGCCCGTCGTATAGATGTTTGCGCCAAACGATCCGCCAACCCACGTAGCGATCTGAATTTTGTTGGCGTCGCCGTCGTTCCAAATACGCACGTAGTTATCCGCGTCCTGCCGCCGCACAATCACGCCGAACCCATTGCTTGGCGTCGTCGGGACGGTCAGGTCACAGATCAGCATCCCGTCCGCGCTCCCCGCCCGCCACGCGCGCACAAAGCCGCTCCCGCTCGGCACATACGCCGCGCCGCCCGTGATGCCCCATGTCCCTGCATCGACGTTCCAACCGCTGCCCAACGTCGTGGCGCTGTCCGCGCGGGCGAAGTCGTCATACGCCGTCGTCAGCGCGTCCGCCCCGGCGTAGGCGTCGGCGTCGAGGACGCGCACATCCTCGATGCAGTGTCCGCCCGGATAGGCGTCCGGCATGGTCGTCGCATACACCCCCGCATACAGCGTTGAAACTGAACCAGTTTGCGTCGCCCACAACACTTTCGCCTGTGGATACGTCGGGATGCCAACCGGATCGGCGTTGCCCGCGAACGCGCCCGCCTCGCCAATGCCCGATACCAGCGTGATACAGCCCGCCGCCCGCAAAACATGGGCGACGAGGTATTGCGTCGGGCGCGCCGACTGGCTCGACACCGCGATCTGTACGGTGTTGCCCGGCTCGGTGATGTGAATGCCCGTATCTTGCCCGAACAGCCAGCCGTGCGCATTCGCCGCCGCGCGCGGGTCGCTGGTGCTGGTATTCGGCAGCAGCCCGAACCACAGCGGCGCGCCCGGATCAATCGGCGTCACGCGCGCCATCAGCGTCCGTCCGGCGCTGCGGGTGATCGCCGTCTCCCACAGCACCCGCGCATCGCCCCACGCTGCCGACCCGCCGCCGAACAAACTGGTTGCGCCACCGCGCAGCGCCCCGTCCTCGCTGTACCATGTCCCCGTGACCGTGCGCCCATCCCCCGTCGCCAGCGGATCGGCGTCCGGCGTGAACCTGTCACGGAAAAGGAAGAGATCGGGTTCGTCTTCCGCAAACAACGCGGGAATATCCAACAGAAGCCCGTACCCACTCACCGCAGCAACCCCACAGTCAGCAGGCGCGGCGCGCCTTGGTTGACGCCATCAAACGAGTCAACTGTGCTGACCGATTCCAAGCGCAGCCAATAGTAATTTGCCGCAACCCATCCCGCCGCAGGGACAAGACAGGTTTGCAACACGATCATGCTGGTCGGGATATTGGTGATCAGCGCCCGCACGCTTGCGTCACTGGTACACACCAGTTCCCAAGACTCTTCCGGGATATCTCCCGTGTCTTCATTTGCGGCGAGGACGTATTCGCTGACCTGTATGCCGATATCGGCGGCTGTCCACGCCTCTGGCAGTGTAACGCGCAGCCCGCGCGGACTGATTCCGCGCAGATCGACTACAGAACTGACAGATGCGCCGTTTGCAATAATGACCTGTTGCCGATAGCCTGGCAGGGATAGACTTTCATTGCTCATGTGACGCTCCACGAAATTAAATTGATATCCGTCCGCCCGTCAATAGTCTCACCGCTCCCGTCTTCGAGATATCCAAAGCCAAATTGGTTGTACCCCGTGGCAAGGATGGGATAGGCGGGGGTTTCGTCCCCCCAATCTATTCCATCGTAGCTGTACGCCCCAAACAATTCTCCGCTGACACAGCGCAACCGCATGTAGATGGCGTGAGGATGCTGAGGATTGAGAATTGGAACCGGAAAGCTTGCTTCTGTAGTCCCTACTGTTGTTTCGTCGATCCACTCGTGGATCGAGGTGCTTGCGCTTTCAATATTGAGCTGAAAGGCGTCGATCCGCCCTGAGGTGCTGCTACGAATGAATAGTACAAAGGAGCGCCCCTCGTCTGATCCATGACTCCAAATACGCACCGCCGCCGTCAATGTCCACGGTTCAGAGACCCCCGCGGTACGAACTCGACCCCGAATATCGGTTGCGCGGTTCGCGCCGCTTGGCGCGTAAAGGTGCAAATGGGTCGAGCGTTCATCAATAGTCAGACCGCCCTGATTCAGCCACGACCACCCCGTTGTGGGCGGCGCAACGCAGGCAGCCATATCCGGCGTACCATTAGGCGCGCCAACCCCTACCTGTTTCCAGATCGCAGCGCCCGCCGTATTGTCAGCGCACATAAAGGCGCGGTCTCCCGTCAAATTGACCCATACCGATCCGGGTCCATAGCCGTCTGCGGAGTCGTCGCCGGGACCCGGATCGGTTGATGCGAGCAAATTTGACTTCAGGGAAGAGACTGCGCCGCTTCCCGTCGCAACCTGCATTGCCCCTGTCGGCAGTGTCGAAAGCACTTGCGCGTTGGCGAGCGAGGCACTTGCCACGCGGATCACGTACTCCGGCGTCGAGGGGGCGCTCCCCGTTCCTGTCAAGTCGTAGACGATCCCGCCGTCTGTTTTTGCGTGTGGTTTCCCTGTACTATCAACGTACAGGTCGGCGTAACCAGACGGGGGCGTTGCTGGCGCTGCCCCTTCCTTGAGTCGAACGGCGCTAGAGGCGTCGCCTTTCGCAATATTGGGCATTGAAACTTTTACCCCCACAGAATATTACCGTTATCGTCCAGTAGTGGCGCGTTCCCGTCGGTGATTATCCGGTCAAGAATGCCGCCGATGCTGACCATCGTAAGCAGTGCCTGCGCTGGGAAAATGTGTATTGTGTTGTTGATCGCAGACATTCCAGCGATCAACTTGATGTACCCTATTGCAAGACGATCAATATTCGGCATGGGATACCACAGCCGAAATGCCTGCTTGTGCGTCAGCGCCGCCCTGAATTCGCCGCTTATTTTGTAGCTCAAAGTGACGCTTGGCAGGTCTAACTCGACCAGTACCGCAACTGCACCCCCGCTCGTAGACGGAATGTCTGTGCTAAAGTCGCGTGTCAACATATCATCCACAAGATACGGCGTGTTGTTGATCGTGTACAGTCCTTCGGACACCAACGCGCGCATGGATGGCGGTTTTGTCGCTTGAATCAATCCAATATCAATTTCCGCCGCTCGAACAGCAGTGCGCGCAGAATCGGCGACGCCTGCCATGAACAAGGGGTCGAGTTCCGGGTCGACGCCATCAATAAGGTATCGTTGTCCTACACGGCGCAGCAGCACAGGGCGTCCGTAGCGCAATTCAGAGACCGCGATCCGTCCACGTCCAGAGTTGAGCGCCAGTGTGACTCCCGCAGGATCGTCAACGATGTCATGCACCCAGACGGAGCCAATCGTATCCGCGTCTGTCTGGACGCCAACCGCCCGTGTGACCGGGTTGCCCAGCCTTGCGGGGATGAGACGCTGAACGATCCCCGCAAGACGACTTGCTAATTTGGTGGTAAATTCGGATGTCATACGAAAAACCCCGCTACACCCCGAAAATAGTCAAGTCCCCCGATCACAGATGCCCAGTTCCCGACGAGCGAGCGTCTTACGCCCTCCACCTCAATGTCAAGATGTTCATCCCCGAACAGCAAGTAGTCGGCTTGGGCGCAGCGCACCCCCGTATCTTCAACAACGCCGCGCAATGTCCATGTTGTGCCGCGGCTCGTCGAGAAGTAACGACGAGGCACAGTCCGTATTTCGCTTACTGCCTCAAGCCGCTGCGTGGCAGCGGGAGTGACATCGAGCGCGAAAGGATGCGCAACATAGCCATAAATGTTTTCAGGCGAGACATTGACAAAAGCCGGCGTTCCCGTGTAGTTGCTGACCCGATAGACGGCGCTGTTTTTGATAATGCCGTCAACATCCATCTCAAGGTTGTCGATCAGTAGGTAAAATTGCTGATCCGCCGCTGTCTTGGGTACATCGGTTGTTGACCGCACGGTGAAGCGAACATAGCAGACATTATCAATATCTAACCCTGCCTCACCTGCGCTGTACGTCGTGTACCACAGCACGCTTGAAGTCAGTCGGGTTGGGGCAGCCGACCAGCGCGCGGCATGAAGAACATTCTCATCAATGTCGAGCAGATCGTAGCCGTACTCAATGTTCCACACTGTTCCGATATTGTGTTCGTAGGAGGCGAGTTGAATGGTCGCTTGAACCCGCGTGACATGCCAAATGAAATTCTGCCCCGCTTGGTATTTCTCCGTGTATTTGACCTCGTAGGCGGTGCTAAATCCGTGCGGCGCGCTGGTGTTATATCCGGCACCGATGGTAATGGAATCGGTGAGTAGTCCAAATCCTAAATTGGGGTTGGCTGCCTCGCGCCCTGCGCTGGTGAGTAGATATGAGATCGCCCCCAGTTCAAAATCCTGTCTATAGGTGTCGGCAAATGCGCTTTCTAGCGCGCGAGAGAAATAAACCCGCCCCTCTTGGTCGCTGGTGATCATGACATGTGGAAGGCTTCCGGTTGGTAGGCTGGTGACAAGCGAAAAGACGCCGCTTACCATTTCTGTCCAATAAAGCGCCCACACCCCTGACGCAGACATGGCGGTCACGATGATATTGTCCCCGTCGAAGCACAAACCCATATTCGCATCGTCACTGTCGGTATCCGTCGCACTGCTGCTCCCCGCGCGTGTTTCAGGTTGCCAGCTTCCATCCACGTAGCGAGCTGTGCGCGTCCCTGTTTGCGTGTGCCATGCGACCGCCGCCGCCGATATTGAAGCATGACTGACAAGGCGCGCTGAATAAACGACTGTCGGGTCATCGGCGGTGTAGGTGTGTTGAAGCGTCCAGACGACAGATTCCGCCAGCGCGTCATCCGTCCGGTAAATTTTGAGGGCGGTTCCTGCGGTTGTCAGTTTCCACGCGCCGAGCCGCTCTAGGTCTGCCTCATCGCGCGCCCAGTCTGCACCCGCCAACGATGAGCCATTGTCAAACGCAATGCCGCAAACGATCTCGCCCGGCTGACTCCAGTCCCCCCATTCTGGTGCTTCATCACGGAAATTGAAGCAGCATCCGGCACGCCCTGCGCCATCCCACGCAGCGAGAAACGACGTGATGGTGCGTTTCGCCACAAGAACAATATCGGCTTCGTCTTGCGCGCCTTGTTCGGTGACAGTCACACCCGGCTGCCCGCTTGTCTCCAATTGCCATTCGATCTCAATGCGCTTGACGCCGCGCTTTCCCCACGTCCGTGTGACATTCACAGGTAGCGCGCGGACAGCGTTCATCGCCTCGCCCAAGGGACTGTAGCGCGCGGGTAGGGTCAGGGTGTGCCACGTCTCGCCGTCAGCAGGTTCGGCGATATCGATGTTTCGATCAGCGGTCGTGCGCAGCGTCTCGATACGGCTGTTGACGAGCGCGAACTCATGTCCAGCGATGGCATTGCACCGCGCCTGTTCGGTTGCCGTGTCGGATGACGGCACGATCACAGTCAGATCGCGCGTGCCGGATGCTTGTCCTTTGACCACCCCCGGCGCACGGCTTCGATACCCGCGTACATCGCCGCCGTTATAGGCGAATGCGCCGCCGTTCACCCATCCTACGGCAGGTTTCGCCTTCAACTGTAAGTTGAGTGGGGCGACGATATCGCCTGCATTCCACTCAAATTGTGTATCTAAGCCACTGCGGTCGCCGCTGCTCATGTGGAGGGGAGATCGTGAAAGCACCAATGCGCCGTCGCTGCGACACCCGACGCCGCCCGGCAGCAGCTTGACGATTTCTTCCAACTGCGCGCCTATCGTGACCCCTTGCAGCGCGAACGTCTTTTTTCGGTACGTCAGCAACGCGGCGTTGAAGGTGAGGTCGTGGGCATCGACAAGGAATGGCGCGTGGTATGCCGCCACGTAATAGAGCGCGCCCGGTGGGTGCGAAAGGGCGCTGGTGACCTGCGTCCAATTTGTCGGACTGGTCGTCTCCTCCATCTGCTGCGCCGCTGCGCCAAGTTCGGACGACGCGCCGAAGGGGGAGCGACAGCGCAGCGAGACTGAGCGGCGGACTTGTTCGCGTTTCGTGTCCACATCAACGATGTAACCGAAATAATTGCCGATCCGCTGCGTCTCGTCGTCGAGGGCTTCCTTGTTGAACAGCGCCGTTTCCGTCAACAGCGCCGCCATGCCGGGGTAAATTTGACTTTCGTTATAGTCGCCTTCAAGAGCGATCTGCATGTCGCGTCCGGCGCGTGATGTCGTATCGTTGACGATCAAGTAGGGATGGATATCCCCAAAAGCAGGGTAAGTCGCACTTGATCCCTTGTCGTTGGCAAAAACATAACGATAAGCGGTATGCGACTTCCCATTTGTGTCGGTCCCTGTGCAGCTGATGACATAAAAACCGGGCGCGAACTCGGCTCCAATGCTACTGCTGGTCTCATCCCCGCTTGCGATCGCGCCGCCGCCTAAGTCCCACAGCAGGCTTGCGCTCGTCGCTGTCCCCCATGTGCGCATTGTCGCTGTAAGCTGCATCACCGCTGCGCCAGTGTCGGCATCGACGTATGCCTGTCGATGGGGACCCATCTGGACGAGCGGCGCGGGCTGGCTGCCCTCGTTGATGTAGGCACGGTCAAATTGTTTGTAGAAATTCCCATCTGCGATCCGAGAATAATGACTCCAAGGCGGGCGAACGCTGAGAATACTGATGTATTGGTTGTTTGCCAGCTCCGGGATAACGCGCGTGCGGTATCCCGGAGCGCCCTTCGACTTCGCGTCAATATAGAGTGTCGTGGGCGCGGGAGGCTTCCGCACGACACCGACGGCGACGTCCGACCCACCTTCGGTTGTTCCGATTAACACCATCTGCCCAACGCGCACGTTTTCCCAGAGAAAGGCATTGTCGATAGTCAATTGTGCCAGCGGATAGTCAAACGTTGACTGGTTGATTCGCGCTGTCGCAACCACAATCTTGGGCGTCAGGTTGAGGGTGAGTGTGTGCTGATGATGCTGCGCGCGTAGCCGCGCTACATCTTCGATGGTCATGCGAAGGGTCATGGGGCGGCATCCTTAGCGTCCACTAGGTCGATCCGATAATCCCGCAGCCCCTCAAAATACAGCTCGCCTGCTTTACTTGGCAAGTTGCGCAGCGCCGTGGCGTTGATGACGCGCCAATTTTCGCCTGCATCCAAAACTGTCGGATCGAGAACGCGCACCGTCACGAGCGCCGACCATGCGCCATCAGGGAAAAAGGTGTCGTTGAGATACTGCACCATGCCCGGCGTGCAGTACGGAAACACGAGGGCAGTAACGCCGTTCCCTTGCGCGCCGCGTGAGAAGTCGAGCGCGTCAACCAATTCCCCGGCTGGATCGTAGGGGGCGATCAGCGACCCAGACCACGCTATTGCAACAGGTTGATCGGCGGCTCGCGGGAATGCCTCAATATCGTATGCCGAAGTGAGTGCTGACACGGTGAGCGTGCCGGGTGCCAAGCGTTCTCCGTAGGTCATATTATGTTCCTGCTTCCACAAGATCGATGGCTTCCAAGATTTCGCCACGCAATAGATCGAGACCCTTATTGACCTCTGCGATAGTAACTCCCTCGCCCGTGATGTTGATCCCCCCTGTATTGATCACGACCGAGCGACTGTTCCCGCCAAGCCCAAAGCGGTTGAGCAGCCCTCGCTCTAACGGGATCACCGCCTCTGCATAAGATCGTTCGCGCTCAAAGATACCGACGACTTCTTCGCCGGGAAGCACGATGCCTCCGTCGGCAAACGCTCGCGCTTGCGACATGAACCCACCAGATCGCCCGCTTCTCCCTCTACCGCTGCTGGATACAGGCGTGCTTGCGAAGCTGGCTGCCCGACGGCGCAATTGTTGGACGCCAAGTTCGATGAACGCCAAGACGCCGCTGAATACCTCGCTGATGTCTTTCGCTTGCCCGGTTGCCAGCGTCCCTTCAATACGGTATTGTTCACGTAGTGCAGCAAGTTTGACGTCCGCCGCGTCATTCTGGGCGTTAATCTGATCTTGCAGCGACTTGTCGAGCTTTTGTGTTTGCTCTTCGAGTGCTGCATTTGACGCATCGATCTGCTGCTCCCGTCGCGTCCGGATCATCTCGCTCTCTTTGAGCATCACTGCTTCGACTTCAGCCAACCGCGCATCGTAGTTCGTTCTTGCTTCATCGCGTTCACGCAGAAAAGCGTCTTGCCGCTGCTGTTGGGCGGTCTCTAAGTCTTCCCGATCGCGTTCGAGCGCCAGCTTGGCTTGTGCCTGTGCTTCGAGGAAAGCGACGACGTTGTTATCCGCTTCAGCTTTGCCGAGCGTGATGTTTAGGTCTTCGAGTTTGCGCAGACGATCCACATTGGCGGCATCGGTCTTTTCGCGCTCTTCACGCAAGAAGTTCTCGTAGGCTTTCGCTTCGGACTTCATGTAGTCCGTGTTGATCTTCGCGCGCGCTTCAACCGCTTTGGCAATGGCTGCTCGCAGGGCGTCCTCAGCTTGGAGCGCGATCTTCTCAAGCGTTTTGCCGTGCTGCATTTCCAGTTCTTCGACGCGCTCAAGGCTTTGCGCGCGCAGTCTCTCGATGGCGCTGTCACGATCCGACTCGGCGGCGGTCACTGCCGCCGCGCCATCTGCGATCTGGCGCGCGCGCGCGGCGGGCAACACCGTCGCGGTCAAGTTCGCCGACTCTTCCCCTAAAGCCCGCAAGCGTTCTTGTGCGTCGGTCAGGGCTTGTGCGGCAGTTTCGCTTTCCCCGCTGAGGGCTTCCAGTTCAGGAAGCAGTGTTTGCAGCGCCTCGCGTTCGATCTCAATTGCGTGTTGACGGGCTTCGATCTGTTCCACCGTCGCGCTTTCAGTCAGCGTGCGCAGATCGATCTCAGCTTGCGCGCGGGCTTGCAGCGCGGCGATCTGGTCATTCATCGCGGCGGTGTCTGCCGTCCGCGCGACAGCATCGCGGTACAGCGTGTCTTCGTCGAACAGCGCGTCGCGCTGTTGGGTAAGCGCGTCAATTTGCGCCGCCGCCGCTTCATTGCCTTCGCCGAGTCCGCGCAGCGAGGCGATCAGATCTTCGATCTCATGAATTTCTTGCGAGATCGCATCGCGCCGTGCATGAATCGCTCCGGTGTTTCCCTGCGCGATGATGTCGTTGAGCTGACGCTCGATCTCAGCGCGACGCATCAGGGTATCGAGTTGCTCCGCCGCCGCGCGCCTTGCCGAGTCGTTCGACAGTGCCGCGTCTGTAAATTCCGCAAATTCCGCTACACGCTCGGTTGCCTGCTCAAATGCGGCGGTGACTTCAGCGAGCCGCGCATCCGCAGCTTGTCCTTCAGCGCCCAGCCGCGCTCGCTCACCAGGATTGAGCGATGCGCCTAAGTTGTCATATTCCGCCGTGATACGGTCGCGTTCGGCTTGCGCCTGATCCAAGCGTGTTTGCTCATCGGCTTGCGCAGCCAGCGCATCAGCACGCGCCGCCTCGAACGTGCCGAGATCCCCCTGCGCCAGCGACCCCACCTCTCGGCGCAATGCCAATTGCCGGTCGAAGGCTTCATTTTGTCTTTCAACTTCTGCGCGTGCAGCGTCTGCATTGTCACTCAAAGACTTCAACGCCAACGCTACACCGCCCACGACGGCGATGATCGGCGCGGCAACCGCTACAATTGCGCCCAGTCCCGCCGCTGCGCCCCCCAACCCGCCCGCCGCCGCCGCACCAAGTGACGCCACCGACCCCAAAATGCCGGGCAGGTCTTTCGCGCGCGCCCCCAACTCGCGGAAGGACTCTTGAAGGCGGGGGAGGGCTTCAAGTGTATCGGTGATGCCGACCCCCGCCATCAGCGCCGCGCTTGCTTCAGGGCTGAATGTGCCGACCAACCCCCCTACAGCGCTGATCCCGCTTGATGTGTCACCAAACACACTGGCGCGATCACTGGCTTGTGCGAACCGCGAGCCGTAGTCGGTAAAGCTCGCGGGGATGCTCTCGGCGGCTTCACGGATGCCGATCAACTTCTGCTGAAGTTCGGTCGCGCGGGCTTGTGCCTTCTCGAATGCCTGCGACGCCGGATCGAGCGCCTGCATCTCGACAGCAAGGTTAGCAAGTTCGCGCTCGGCGAGTGCCGCTTGCGCGGTCAATTGGGATAGCTTCAGCTCCGCCTTTTCGACCTCATCCGCGCCAACAGCGACCCCGCCGATCCCCCCGTTGGCGCGAATTTGATCAATGACAGTCCTTGTCCCTGTCAGCTCGGTTTGCAGCGTCGAAAGCGCCTGCAACCCGCTCAGATCCCCCGCCTTCAGATCGAAGGAGTAGCCAAATTTTTTCTGCGTCATGATTGGGCTACCCCCTTCCCATCAGGTGGCGACTGCTGCTGTGCCTTCGCTTCAGCGACTGCGCGTTGATGCAGCAACTCTCGCTGCAAAATATCCCTGCGCCACGTCGTTCGGACAGCGACTACTTCATCGATGGTCGGCATCCGTCCCGTCGCCTTGAGCCATACCCACCCATCATTGACCAGCTCTTCGTCGTGGAAATAGCCGAAGTTCCTAGGTTCAAGCGGCGCGGCGCGTTCTACACCGGCAGCGTAGCGTCTGGCTCGGTCGCGCTCCCGTCGCCGCCACTCAAGACGGGAGCGCGTGTTTGGGGGTCTTCCAACTGCTTCGGCGTCAGCGTGGACGGATGCGCCGCCTCAATTGCCGCCGGATAAATGACTTGCGCCTCGTTGAATGCACGCCGCCACAGTCGTGCAAATTCAATGGCGACCATCTCCACGAATCGCTCATAGGCTTCTGCCAGCAGCGTCGGATCGTTGGTGATCGGTCGTCCGCGCGGATCGATCACTGATGTGCTGTACCACGTCCAGAAGGCTGCCAGCGACCGCAACTGCTCGCTGGCGTCGCTGGTCACGGTCACGGTTTTTGTCACCGACAGCCACAGCGCGATCTCGGCGCGCTGGTTCTGCTCAGCTTGGTCAGCGCCCGGATCCAACGCAGTCACCGCATTATAGATCGCTGCAAATATCCGATCTGACCCTGAGGTGCGAAAGCCCGTGCTGATCGTGACGATGCCCTTGTGATCGCTAAGGGCTGTCATCGCCACCCCCCTCAGTTGTCGGAAGCCCAACGGTGTCTGTGGGCGGATCGTCACGCTTGCGTTTCGCCTTCGGTTTTGGTTCCAGTTCCGCACGCAGCGCCGCCAGCGCGCTGGCGACCTGCTCCCAGTCCGACGAATCTGGCAGCACGACGAAGCGCGTCTCATCCAGCTTCAGCGTCGTGGTGGGACGTCTGTAGTGTCCCCCAAACAGGTCGAATTCCGGGAACACCACGCCGTCAATTGTTTTCGTGCCAATGCGGTTGCTGTTCATCTGCCTTTCTTTCTCAGTCACTTTTATGCGACTGCCTCAAAGTCCGTCTCATACAGAACGATATTGACATTTCCGGCTGAACCCGCATTCGCCATCGTTGCGACCCCTGTGGACGTATTGACGCTGCTCAACGCTACCAGCGTGCCATTGCGCGCAAACTCGTTCGCCGCAGCATTGAGCGTGACAATGCTGCTGGTGGGCTTGTAGCCCAACGTGAAGTCCACATCAGTTCCGTCGCTGATGAACGTCGTCAGCGACAAAGGTTTGGGGGCGACAATAGCATAGATCGGAACTGTGTTCCGCCGCTGATTCATGCTGCTCGCACTGATCAGGCGTCCAGTCGGCTCGATAGTCGCGTTGGTTGGCACGACTTGATAAGTCACCTCGCCTGCCGCTTGGAACAGCGCTGGTGCGAAGGAGGGCTGTACTTGGCATCGCGGGATGACGTAATTGATGTAATACAGGGGTCCATCCGCGCCATCCTCGTAGGACTGGTAGATCGCCGACAGGATCATGCCGACCTGTGGCAGCACCGTTTGTCCGTAGTTCGCCGCGAACCGCCGCCAGCGCGAGTTGGTCGTGGTGTCGGTCGTAGCGCCCGTGATCACGCTCCACAGCGTATCATCAATGGCGGCGGCGGTCATTGGGAAGCTGCCGAAGTCGGACAAGCCGAGCATGACCTGCCCTCGCCACGAAGACCCGAACCCAGTGGGGATAATGGCACGCTGAGGCGCGGGAACCTGTGCCGCGCGGACATGGCGCATAACGCGCGCGTGCGTCGTCGTACCAGCAATTGCGCCTTCGCCTGCTGTACCGTAACTGCGCCCATCGCTCCCGACCAGCCACAAACAGCCGATCTCCACTGACGTGACCACGCCCGCCGAAGTGGAAGTTGGCATATTAAACTCCTTAGGAATACGCCGTCGGCAGCCTGCGCACCGGACGGCTCAATACAACAGTGATAAGCAAATCGATGGCGGCATAGCGCCCGCCGCCCGGACCCGGACGCTCAACCAGTCCGCTGTCGCTGATCGTAACGTTTTGGTGGACGCCTGCCAGCATCCCCAACGGTGCATAACCGCCGACGTGCAAGCGCGGATGCTCTGCAAAATACACGTGCAACGGGGCGAACAACGGCAGCGCGCGGCGGTTGGCTTCCGCGCCCTCCGTCGGATCGTCGATGCCGAGGTTGAACGGAAACACCAGCACGCGCTGAAGATACCCGCGCGCGATAAGCAGTCGATTGGCTGCCTGTTCGGGCGCTTGGACCGTCGGACCCGGAATGCCATACGAGATCGGGAGTTCCGTCGTCAAGATCGGCAGCGACGGCGGCGACTCGAAGGCACGCCCACTCCCGTACTCGCTCCAAATTTCGTCCATGTTCAAGCGCAGGCGCGCCATCACGTCAGCATCGGTTGTTGTCGTCATGCTATGCCGCCTTAATGCGAAGTTTGCGCTTCAGCCTAAAAATATCGCCCTGTACATCCTTCGGCAGCGCCGAAATATCAACAGGGGCTTGAAAGTCCCCGATCGTGACCGTGCCATACAGCGGTGTTTTGCGCTGTTCGAGTCGCCAAGCGATGAGCCGAGCGACCAATGCTGTCACTTTCGGATCGGGGATAAATATTTCCACTGCTGCGCCGCTGGAGTGCAGCGAGGCGGTAGAACCATTCACCGCACGCCCCACCGAAAGGGGGGACGCGCTCACGTCTCCGATGATCTGGAAATACTCCGATCCAATACGCAGCACATGTCCGCGCTCAAATCCCGTAACGCCACTGACGGACAAGGTGACAGCATCAGCGGATGTGTTCGCGGCGAGGGTCGCACCAGATGGACGCCATGACCCGCCCCACCCCCAAATACCCGATACCGCGATAGCCACATCTGGATGCCCTGTACCGTGCGCCCAGATCGAGCCACCGAACGGGTTCAGGCTGATCGTGTCTTTGCAGCTTGCGTTGGGCGGCAGCAGCACGTAGTCGCCGCTCAGAACGGTTGTCCCATCGCCATTGGTAACGGAGATGGTCGATAGCAGATCGTCGTTGAGCCACAAATTCAGACCGGCGACATCCCCCCCTCGCTCTGTTGAGCGGACGCTGTGCGTGCGCGTCTCGATGCGATGATCGAAGCGCCGCGAGGTGTACAGTTCGACTTCACGACTGCACTCCGTGATGAGCGTGCGCAGGTTGTCGTCCGCCGCGTCTCCTGTGATGCTCGTACCGAGCCGCGCTTTCAACTGCGAGAGCAGGATGTAGTCGATCATGGGTTACACCGCGCTCAATGCTACCGACCCAACGTTGGTCATGATGAACCAGCGCGTCGCGCTCACCGCGACGACGTAAAGCGCCTCTCCGGGCGCGTTCAGCGTCGCGGTGTTGTTCGTGCCGTCCCACGTCACGCCCGCTGGCAGCGTGACGGTGTGCGCCGCCGTGCCGGATGCAGACGTGTTGATGATGTGCAGCGTATCGCCCGCTACTGGGGCGGCGAGCGTCGCAGCGATCACGACGCTCGCATGGTTCAAATGAACTTGACCGGAGCGAAGGTAGATCGCGCCGCTCGCGGTCAGTTCTTGCACTTCTTGTCGGATTTGCGTTGGCTCATTCCGGCGAACATTCTTCATTGGCATGTGACACCCCCTCGTCGAAAACTAGACCAGTGCCTGCGGGATGCCATAGGTCACAGCGGAGGCTTCGTTGTCGCGCGACACCCACCCCAAGCGCATGTGGACGACGACTTCATACGAGTCGCTGCGCGGCGTATACGCCAGATCGGTTTTCATCTTGCGCTTCCAGCGGAATGCCCACTGGTCTGGGCGCACGATGGTCAAACGACCGTGCATGTTATTTCCCGCTGTGCCGCTGATCTTGCCGACGGTGTTGGCGAGAGCGAGGTACGCCGACTCGTACACGTCGATCCGGTAGATGCTCGTCAGGTTGCCTTGTTCGAGCGTCGCAGGCGAGAACGAGTCCCGCGTTTTGACCGCCGGAATGTTCGCGGCGACCAACGCCGTGTCGGGGTCGAGGATGTAGAGCAGCTTCGCGCGATCAGTGCGGGACTTCACGGGGAGCATCTTGAGCGTCTCCAAAAAGTCGAGTTCGTCGAAGATCGCTCCGCACGCGCGGGAATTACCCGTGTTCGTGACCAACGCCAACTTGAGCAGCCCATTGAGCAGTGTGTAAGCGGGACGCGCGGGCGCAGCGGCGGGCGTCCCATCGATCAGGTTGATGTTCGTGTTCGCGGTCGGATCGGTGTCGCCATTGAGCAGGATGGACTCGATCTGCTCCGCGCCGCTCACGCGAACCTTCCGCTCGATCTCCGCCGCCATGTTGACGAAGCTGTCCTCGTTCAGCTCCGCGGTCCACGGTGTACGCGCGGACAGCTTGGCGATAGAAATGGTTTTCGAGGTGGGCGTAGGCACCTTGGACGGGCTGAAGGTCGGCGTGAGCATCCCGCTGCTCGCATCTTCATCCGCCGCCTGTCCCGCCACGTACCACGTCATATCTGCGCCCTCGAGCGGGACGGTCTCGCCCTCGAACCCCATGGGCAACTCGCGGACTTCCATCCCCTTCTGCTGCATCAGATCGAAAAGCCGCGTTTCGGCGCGCAGCGCCTCCCAAATGGACGTCCCCTGCAAGGCGTACACCCACTCGTCCCCAAACCCGCTCAAGTTCGACTGCATCGCTTCGTTGGCGCGCAGCGGTCGTCCGCCGCGCCCAGACATACCGGGGAAGAGCGAACGAACAGCGTAATTGCCGTTGACCGGATCGCCCGCTTCCGCCGCCACGGCACTTTTGTAGGTCATCGCGCGCATGAACGGTTCGCTCGCGCCGCTCCGCTCGTCGCTGCGTTCGCGCTGTGGCGACGACATCATCAGCGCGTAGGCGGTTGCCATCTGTGCCGGAGTCAGGTGGGCATAGGGATCAACGACAAACACGTCGCTGCGTCCACGCGGGGTGGCGGCGTTCTGCGGTGACACGGGCGGCGCGGCTTGCTGCTGACGCTGTGAGGCTTGCATCAAGGCGACCTGCTGCTGAAGCGCGGCGATCTGCCCCGCCATCGGATCGGATGCAGTGTTCGGCGCGCGGCGCTGCCCGCCCGTGCCGCTTTGGATCAACTGCGCCAGCGCGCTGGCGGCAGTTTGCGCGACGTTCGGTTGTGCGGACGGCGCGACGGGCGCGCTCAAGGTCGCTTCTGCTTCGGGTGCGGGTTGCGCGGCTTGCTGAAGCAGCGCCATCAAGTCTTCGACACTGATCCCTTGCGCCGTAAGTGCGGCGATGATCTCTTGCGGGGACGCCCCCGCTGCCATCGCGTCGGCGATGATCTGGTTGATCTCCATATTTCTTTGTCCTGTACTCGTAACGGTTCGCGCTCCATCGTCAGCGCCGTGCGGATTCCCCGCACCTCGTGGCATAGAACGAACGAGCGTCACAATAGGCATCGTATTCTCGGCTGGATCGGCTGTCAATGCCAACTCGGACAGCCACCATTTGACGAAGCGCCCGTCGGCGTCGAATTCAGACAAATGCTCGGCTGTGGCGGAGGAGGTTGCCAGCTTGCCTGCGCGAATTTCATTGACAATGCGCTGAAAGAATGGAGATGCGCGGTTGAGTTGCGCGCTGAAGCGCAGCCCCACGTCATCGAACCAGAGCCGTTCAATTTTGCCGACGATCTCTTTAGCGACGATCTTGTCCATCGCGTGTTCGTAGCTAACGGGGAGGGGCAAAAAGTCGAGCGCCAGTTCGGGTGGCGACTCGCGATCAAACCACGTCCCATACTCATCGACTGAGCCGGGCGGGTTCCAAACGTGGATATACCCCTCGATCTCGCCCAGCACATCATCAAGCGCGGTGATCGCCGCCCGACGCGGCGACAAAGACGATCTATGGAATAAGCGCATTGACGGCACGATCCAACTCCTGTTCGGCTGCGCTGGTGATTTTGGCTTGTCCGCGCAGCAAGTCATCTTCTAGAGGCGTCCATGTTCCAGTGTGATACGGCGCTTGACCCGGCATCGCGCCGGGTGTCCCGATCACGTAGGGGGCATAAGCCACGTTCGTGCCGACAAAAGTGCTGGCACTGGCGTCGGCACTCTTGACCTCGATATCGCTGGTGATCGATGCCCCCAACCGCCCTGTACGGCGATACGGGATGCGTATCTCGCCGCGCTTAAACTTGCTCTTGTATGGGTTGCCTTGTGCGTCAATGCGATCATAGACTGCGGGCATCGGCTTCCCGCTCGGTGGCGGATAGGCGCTAACACTTGCTTCTGCCGCAGCCCCGATCTTGCGCGCCACGCGCTCCAGCACGATCAGCACCAGCTTACGATCAGGCGCGCGCTGGCGGAGATTATCGAGCAGTGCATCAACCTTGGAGCTTTGGATGTCCATCAGTCCGCTCCAATTGAGTCGAGTTTCGGACGCCGGAAACAACGGCAACCGGGATGTGCTGAGGCGGTATATGTTTTCCCCGCAAAGCGCGCCGCGTCATCCGCGCCGCCCGGATGCGTCCAACCCGTATCAACGCTCCCGACCGTACCGTGCAGCGGCTGACAGATCGGGCAGACGTGCGCATCGTTGACCGTCTGCCATGTCGCTTGGGTCACGCCAACACCACGCCAACGCTCGAACGCCCCTTCGTTGAACACGCGAATACTTTCTGTTTGAGCGATGAGTTCGGCGCGGTGAGGGTTCTTGAACACAGGGAGCAAGAGAGCGCGGAGCGCCTCGACGGATTCTCCGGTCATGATCCAGTCGGCGATGATCTGCTGCACCTGCGCGGCGGTGGTCGCGTTGATACCGCGAATGAGCGTGTATCCATACACCTGTGCGAAAGCGAGGGCTTGAGTGCTGAGCAGCTCCCAGTCAGGCGTCAGGGTCAGCGCGCGTTTGGAGGGGCGCGCGGCGCTTTCACGCTTGAGCGCCGTGTTCCCCGCTGCCATGCCCGCCAAGATCAGTTTGGTCAGATCGCCCGGTTCATCTGGCGTGCCGATCCACGATTCTATCAGCGGCTTCTGCATCTTGGTCAGCAATCGCAGCGGATCGTATTCTTCGTTGAACGTATCTGGAAGTGCATCAAAGGCGCGCCCCATCATGTCGAGCCATGCAGCGCCCAGATTATGCTGAAGGTCGTCATAAGATTTCCACCATGCTGTATATGCTTCTGGGCTTGGCGTCAGATCGTCTAGCGGCTCGACATCTCCGTCAACAAGCGCCCGCATTGCCGCGTCGAAAACCCGCACGGGCGTGACGCCGTGCGCAAGGCAGGCGCGTATCTGTGCGTCGAGCGGGTGTCCGGCGAGCGCGTAGGTCTCAAAACCGATGCCCGCGCCTCGCTTCTCGACTTTGCTTCGCCAATGTCGAAGCTCTTTGAGCATATCAGGCGTGGCGCGCCGCAGCGTCCATGTGCCAAGCTGACGGCTGCCATAATGAAGCGCGAGTGTTCGCGCGATGATGGGATAGCCGCCAGCGGGCATGGCGCTCGAATCAAGCACTGTCCCCGACGGCACGCCAGTTGCCAACCTGACGCGCGGGGAGATCGGTTCACATGAACACCCATCCGCTTCAACCAGCGTTCGTAATCGCTCAACCACGCTGTCGAGCGCGGGGGTGGGCGCTACCTCCAACAGCACCGCGCCATCTTCAGCAAGCGTGTACGCCCCCGTTCGCACCTCCACCGCTGCCCATTCATCGGGGTTGAGGGTGATCAAGAGTCCGGCGGCAGCGCCCGGCGTCGGCGCGTCAATGTTCAGCAGGGGAAGCGACCACGCCGACGACTCGGTGTAGCGTTCCCCTGTGATCCCGGCGTCGGCAAGTTGATCGGCAAGGACGCGCTGTGCATAGCGGATCATCTGGTGATCGGCAAGGGCGAGGCAGATGGTGGTTGCTAATGGGGAAGCGTCCATTGTCGCGCGAGTCGTCGGCATCGACAGCGCCTCACCCGCCTGAGGCTCGTCTTCCGAACGCCACAGCACCTTATCGCCGTGCCAAACAATGAGTCCGCGCGGCTTGACCTTGACCTTGCCCGTGAAGGTCACGCGGGCGGGCTTGATCGTGCTATAGCCCATGGTGATGTGGGGGGTGTATGCCGCCGGATCGCTGTGCTGGCTTGTCGGAACCCCCTCGCACAGACCGTAGATCGCGTCTTGTAGGTCGAACAAGTCCGCATTCTGACGAATGCGAAAATGCAGTGCGTGACGTCCCACCGTATCAAACCCCGCCAACGACCCCACATTCAGTACCAGCTCTGGCAGCGATAGCGCGCGCAGCGCCGCCAACAACCTCACCGCCTCATCGTCCGCTACCGACGGCGCGTAAACGAGCGTGATATGAAATTGACTCGGCGCGTTCCATTCCACGTCGCGCGGGTACAGCGCCCTGAGTCGCGCCTGCAGCGCGATCAGATCGGGGTTATCCGCCAGCGACAAGGCGACGCACAGTCCGGTATCCGTCCATTCATCCGCACGCGCTTCTGTCTCCGCCTCAGACGGCAGCGTCATGGGTGATGGCGGGGCATTCAGACCAAAGGGCGATGGGAACGCGGGCGCAGGCGGCGCGATCAACCGCTCCGCATTGGCGACGGCGATGTCCATCAACTTGGCAGCGGGGAGCAGCGTCCCCGCCAAATTGATGACTTCCCCCGCTGACGGGATAGCGGTTTCGCCAACAAGCTGGCGCAGTCGGTTGAGCGTTATCCCGCCAGCCGCCCAGAGTGCCAAAGGCTCGGCAGCACTCCGCTTGAGATAGTCCCCGCCGCGCGGTGGCAACCCGATCACCCGTCGTGATTCGTCGTAGTCCGCCAGACGGTTGCTCATCGTCTCGGCGGTTGCGACGCGCTCACCCGTCGTGTTGGAGAGCAATGCCACCTGTGCAATATCTGGCACAAGGGTATAGTGATCGGCGGGATCGAAGTCTTTCCACGTCCATTGGCGGTTCATTTCCCCCAAGACGTAATTCATTCGGGGAAGCGTCACGGCTTCGAGATGGTTGCGCTCGATGCCGTCGAAGGTTGAGGAGGCGGACAGAGAGTCGGCAACATCCCCCGCTCCGATCAGTGCAGGGTTGACGCGGAAGGCGATGCAGATGTCCCGGCGAATGGTCGTTGTCAGTTCCGTCATCGCAAGATCGGCGGGTGGCGGGGTGATCGGGACCCACTCCCATTCGCCGCCGGATACGAAAGTTTTCCATGCGTTCCCACTGCCTTTGAATTCGCGCCACTGCTGTCGCGCAGTATCGATCTCGCTTTGCGACATTTGCCCCTTGGCGATCAGCATCCCGTCCGGGCGCGCTGCGTTGCGGAAAAACTGCTCTGCGAAGGTCAAGAGGTTTGACTCGGTGTAGATGCGCCGCAGTGCTACCTCAAGCGCGCTGATCCCGTCAGCGGCGTAAGGGTCAGGGTTGAACGTCCGCAGGGCAATGATCTGTGACGGCGGAAGCAACTCGACACCATCGAGCCAGTAGCCAGTTACGACTTGGCGGTATAGGTCTTGCTGCTCCTCCACGCGCGCGTTGTTGAGCCACTGCAACCCAGTGGGATAGCCCGCCGCGTTGTACAGCTTGCGCACATACGCCTTACCCCAAATGCAGAGCGCCGCCTCGACATCCCAAAGGAGGGTTGGGAGATCGCGCAGCACGCCGCCGAGTGGATGCCAATCGACCTCTTCTCCAGCGGCGTCCTTCACTGCACAAGGAATACCTGCGAGTGTTTGTGCGCGATAGTCGATGCACGCATACGCGGTCACGGACATTGGATAGGCACTCATGCGCTGGTGATCACCAGCGAAAAGCGCAGATGCCAGCGTCGTGCGCGTATCCAATTCGATGTTTGCGCGCAGCGCCGAGAACGGTACGAGGCGATCCCCGACGGTGTAAAACATCATGCGTTCACTAACGCTCGGCGCGCTTGGAGGATCGTGGGGCAATGTTGTCATTTACCATATCTCCGAAAAACTGTTCGGGCGCGCCGCAGCGTGCCAACCAACCGAAACAGCATCGATCTGATCGTCGTGGCTCCCGCGCGGGAAGTCGAGCGCTTCATCGATGAAATTCCCCCACCAAGCCGACGAGCGGTCTGCATACACCAAGCCTTGCTGTGCGCGCACTTCCCATAGACGCGCGCGCGACAGCTTGTCGGTATCCGCCGCAATACCGAGAATAGGAAGATCGTCTGTCGTGCGAATGAGTTCCTGCACCGCCGAAGACTGGTACGCGACCGCCTCAATGCCGACCCGATCCAAGCGGTGATACAAAGACTTAGCGCGCATCGCCGCGCCAATGATCGCTTGCTGTTGCCGATGAAACGACCACCGTTCGCGGCGAATGTCGAGGATGTACATGCTGCCGTCATGGTCGAAACCGAGCGTAGCGATCACGGTGTAGTCGGCGTTCTGCTTTTCGCTGATGGCAAGATCAACGCCAAGCACGACCGTCCGAAATTCCGGTAGCGTCTCCGGCAGGGGGCGAAACCAACTGCCGTCAAAAATTTGTCCAGACAGCCCTGAGGGGTCATTCATGTAATTTGCGCGAAAGTGCCGCGCGCCGATCTCGCGCTTTTTCTGTTCGAGCCGCTCCAAAGACCAATGCTCCGCCCAGTATGAGCGCCCCGCCTCATCAATGGCTTTGACCTCAATGGTGACCCACTCGCCATTGTTCATCAGGCGACCGGGTACATCGTCTCGATGCCAGCGCGTGCCGATGATCAACTGCTTCCCGCGCGCCTCGACGGTGTTGGATACCGTCTGCATCAACCAACTATCTACCCGATCCCGCTGTAGCGCAGTCAGCGAGTTTTTATCGTCGTGCAAGTCGTCAAGTCGAACGCGCGTGAAACGCGACCCGATCACGCGACTGCTGCCCACGCCCGCCGCCATCAGGTTTGGCACTTTGAGGTTGCCGAACTGTGCGACGCGCGCGATCCAGTCTCGATAAGCGAATCGAGTATCAAGAACATGCAGACCGTCACCAGACCAACCGCGCTTGTAATCCGGCTCAATGTGCGGGAACACTTCCCGCCATCGCTCACTCGACTCGATCACGGTCTTGATCGCATCAAGGCGCTTGCTGGCTTGATCGTCGGTCACGCTGCCGATGAAGATGCGATGTAGCGGGTTGGTGCCGATCTCCCACTGGGTGAGAATTTCCGCCAGCCATGTCGTCTTCGCGCTGTCACGCGGGGCGATGATATTCAGGTTGCGGATCGATGGGTCGAGCGCGGCGTGCAGCCAGCGCCAATGATGCGCCGCTGGACGCAGACCGTAGACGTGCATCCCGAATCCGGCGGGCGTTGCAGCCGGAGACAGCGCGGCGTCCAGGGTTAGCGTCATACTTGCCCCCCTTCCACCGCTCCGCTCGTGTTCAGTGGCAGATCGATGGCGGGCGCAGGCGGCGCGGTGAGGTGTTCCAGCAGTTTCATCGCCGCCGTGACCTGCTCATCTGATAGCGCCAGCACAGGGTTGACGACCGTGATCCCCGGCATGGGCTTCCCGTCGGTCGTATGGTCAAGTTTGATCTTGTCCAAGCCCAAAATGCGCGACTCTTGCGCCATGATGCTCAGCACACGATCTATCGCCGCCAGATCGCCATCGCGTGCTTTCTTCCAAATACCATTCAGCATCACGTCAAGGCGCTTGAGTTGAAGCGCCTGCCGTTTGTTGAGATCGGCGGCATAATGTTTTTGCCACTGACCGAGGATCGCTTTCATGTCGCCAGCGACCGTACCGAGGGACACGTTGAGCGCAGCCGCTGTATCGCGGTAGTCCATCCCGGCGAGATAGTTGGCGGCTATCTTCATCCGTCGTTGTTCGATCTCAACGTCCTTTCGCTTTTTGGCTTCTTTTTTGTCTGCTATGGACATGGGTGCCCTTGTTCATTCTTCTTTGCGTTCAATTCTTTATCCGCCCATGCGTTGAGGATTGAGGCACTATCGTTTCCCTCAATGCCGAGTCGCCGTGCGGCGCGTTTGATCGCCTTGATCACCTTCGCCGCTGTCGCTGCGGGGATCAAAAGCTCGTTGAACACGCTGCCGATGGGTACGCCCCGCTTCGGGTCAACGGGTTCGCCTTCCGCGTCCAGATAGCCCGTTTGAAGATCGTCGAGATGGCGCTCTGCGATAGCGAGAACGACCAGCAACGCCGTCGCGGTATTCTTCACGCCGTAGGCTGCGCTGGTTCGTTCGAGCGTATCAAGCGCACGATCATAGTCGCGCCAGCGCGCGACCCATGCAGGGTTCGCCACCTCCGCCGCCGCCCGCGCCTTTTTCCACACCGCATCGATGCGGTCAATCTCGTCAGGCAGAAAAACGAGACTGACCGTTTGAAAGTCGAGCTGTGCTTCGCCAAGCGAGGCGATGTCTACCGCCTGCATCAAGCCAAGTCCTTTATCATCAAGCCCGCTGTACAGGCGCATTCCGATATCCTCAATACCCTCGTAGAGCAGCTTAAGAAGCGTCGGATCATCTTCGCCGTGAATGGCGTTGTGCGACAGTTGGATCGCTTTGCGTCGGTCTGGGGGTAGATATTGATTCGTCACAAGGCAGTCGATGAGCGACAAGCCCGCCGCCACTGCTGCCTTGACGCGATGGTTGCCGGATAGCACTTCGTAGATTGGGCTGCCGTCGGCGCTGAACTGCGGTTGGCAGGTCGTATCATCGTGAAGCTGCCAGCAGAACGGCGTCGAGGTAAGCGCGCCGTCATCGCGCACATTTTCGACCAGTCGCGCGAAGGTCTCATGGCGCATAAAATGCGCGTTGAGGTCGAGCAGCTTGATCGCTGCCGGATCGAGCCGCTCGACCCGAACATCAATGGTCTGTGTTGGTAACATCGGCAGTCATTCGCTTTCCGTGTTTTTGTGTCCATAATGAAAATCCTTCGGCGAGCGTCCATGCGCCGACGGATGCGACGTAATTGATCAGGTATCGCTGGCGATAATACGCCGCTGGATCGCGCTCTGCGTCCGGCGACCAATCCGGATTTTCACGGCGGTTGTGCAGGTCGAATAAGCCGCGATATTTCATGGACACTGGGTTGTTCGAAAAGGCGGTTGTGAATAGGCTTCGCACGCGCTTTCGCGCCAGTCGCTCCGCGAGGAGTTGCGCCTCGCGGCTCAGGGCAGCATAAAGCACGAGCTTGGACAGACGCGGGTAGTCGGTAGGCGCGACAGGAAAGTCGGACAACAGGTAAACGGTCGAATGCCGATCCATTGCTGCTTTGCTGGGCGCGACGCTGAGCGCGAACGCGCCGATCAAAATGTCGTCAACCATGACTGCATACGCAGCCGACGGTTGACCGGGCTTGATACCGGGGTTCATATAAGCAGAGCGCAGCGTTTGGAACTGCGCCTGTGTCAGCGGCGCAATCTGAAGACGTGTGCCAAGCGCCTGACCCGGCACGAGACGAGTGTTTGCGACAGGATCAAGCTGCTGCGCCGGGATAACAACGCGCCGTACCGAAGTGGATGAATAGACATAAATCGGGACGCCGCGATTCGTGGTTTGCGTCATACCGCGCAAGAACGGCACAAGTTCATCAAGTGGGTGGTTCAAGCCAAGAATCCAGTGTGCGCGTTCGAGGGTAGGACGGAGCGCATCAAGCATTTTGCCCGCGCCAATGTCGCTGAATGTCGGCTTGTCCCAGTCGAAAACCAGATCGAGCTTGCGGAACATCGACTCGTAATCGCCGCTGAAAAAGGGTGGATACGAAATGAAGCCCGCATCTTTGGGGATCGCTGCTGCCCACGGTACAACATCTCCCGAATGGTATTCGGTCAGCATTCCGGCGAGCGTGTCGATCCGGCTACACGTCTTCGCGTGCATTCTTTCCCACTGCGCACGATAGGCAGGGATAAAACGTTCGTAATATGAATTCGTCTTCCACGTACCATCGCCGCGCATGGCTTCGAGCAGTCGCCCCACCAGCATGATCGTCCCCGCGACGCGCTGAGGCGAGTCGAGGTACGGCGCAAGCCATCCAAGTGTTTCGACGAAAGCAGGGCGAAGCGTCAGGCGAAAGGGCTGTCCAGCGAGGTACGATCCAATTGATCCGCTGTAAATCGTTACATCATTCGCGTGCAGCCGAAACCGCTGATGCGCCGCCAGCACCCGCTCGACTGTGAAGTTGCCGGAGCAGCCGACATAGATCGCAGGCGTGTTCCATGTGCCGACCATCTCGTTTAGGATCGCGCGCATATCCTGTGGGATGCTGCCTCGAAACATCGCCCCATGCCTCTAAAGTTGAACGAGAGTTCTATCCAGCTTTTCACGCTATCAGCATCAGGTGGTGGCGTCAACACGACCTCAGCCCATCTGCTTGCTTACACGCGGACAATTTGCATAAATGCGCCCAATTCGCTCGTTCGGACATGCTCCTTATATCTCATCCTTTTATCCCAACACCCTCTTTTTACCGCCCTTCATTCTCCCGCGTAATTTCCCGTACCAATTCCCAAAACTCAGGGGAAAACCACTTGACGGTAGGTCATTAAGTGGTATGATGTATCATGTAATACAAAAAATATCAAGAAGTAAGCCGCGAAGCCAGAGCGCGGCGACAACCTATCGAGGAGAGTTCAAATGTCCGAAGTAAGCGTCAAACCCAAGAAAGTGCGCGCGCCGAAAAAAGCCGCGCCCCCGCCGACGGATCGGATCGTCAAGCTGCCTGCTGAAAAAATTATTGCGGGCAACAACGACCGGAAGACGTTTGATGAAGTCGAATTAGCAACACTCGCCGCCAGCATCGACAAGCACGGTCTCAGCCAACCTGTCACCGTTCGCCCGCGCGCGGATGGAATGTACGAAATCGTGGCGGGCGAACGCCGAACACGGGCGATGCGCGACGTGCTAAAGTGGTCAGAAATTCCATGCGTCGTCCGTGAGTTGGACGACGAGTCCGCCGCCGCCGTGATGTTGGCGGAAAACACCGCACGCGCCGATCTCAACCCGATGGAAGAGGCGGAAGGTTACGACGCGCGGATGAAGCGGTTTGGATGGACGGTCGAAAAGACCGCCGAAGTGGCAGGGCGCAGTGTGCAGTTGGTCAAAGAGCGCCTGCAGCTGATCGCGCTCGCCGACGATATTCAAGCTCTTATCCGCGCGAAGCAGATGCCGCTCGGACACGCGATCGCGCTGACGGGTCTCGACAATAACCGCCAGCGGATCGCACTGCGCGTCTGGAATACGAACCCGCAGATGACGCTCGCAGTGCTGAAAAGCGTCGTCAAGAAACTGGCGGACGAACAGATCGCCGAGTCGCAACTCGGCATGTTCGAACTGGCGCTCATCGCGGAAGTGGCGGCAAGCGCGCCGACCGTGCGTTGGGGCAAGGCAGCCAAAACCGCCGCGCCGATCAACAAGAAGCTGCCACCCGTGCGCGTGAAGATGACGGATACGGTTGGTGACATTCTCGACCGCCACATTCATGATCTGCTGGTGGCAGGACATACCGGGCAGGCTGAAGCGCTCGGCAATTTGTACAATACGCTGGTGAGCTTCAAGTGGACGAGCGTCCCGTCCCTGCCGATGCTGCCAACCATCAGCGCCACAGATGAGACCGCCGAAGACGCGGCACACGTCGAACGCCTGTAATGATGTTTGGGGTGGCGGGCTTCGCCGCCCCACCTACACGAGACATGGAGACAAGCTCATGGAGCAAAAGAAGCAGTTAAGTTTGGGCGGCGAATTCGGCGGCGACAAAACGCTGCGTACACGGTATGCGACAAGGCAAATGAGTATGTTCGGGATCGAAGAGGAAACGGCACTGCGGCGGTTCGCACAGGCGACAACGGAATTCAATGCGCCGCTGACGCTAAAGATATTCGATGCCCGTACAGACGAGGAGCGCGAACAGCAAGAGCGGCGCGATGCTGAGGCACTGACCTATCCATTATTCCAAGTCGTCACGTTTGGCTACCAAGGTGCGGACGCAGCGGCGATCATCGACGCCGTGCAAAAACTGGACATGGTGCTGGTCGATATCCGACTGTCCGCGCGCAGCCGTGCGCAGGCGTGGAGCGGCGCACGTCTGCATACAGTGCTGCAAGAACGGTACGTGCATGTTCCCGCTTTGGGGAATATGAACTACCGTTCGAGCAACGCGGAGATCGTGTTGAAGGATGCTGATGCGGGCGTCGAGATCGTGAAGCGCCTGCTTGCTGAAGGCAAGAAGCCGCTGCTCATGTGCGTCTGTCCAGACGTGCGCTGGTGTCACCGAAAAATTGTCGGCGACACGCTGGTGAACGCGCTCGGTGTGACGGTCACGCATCATTCGCCCGCCACGCTGCTCGCGCTGGCAGCAAAAAACGTCAGCAAGTAGATTGATGCCCCGCGCCCCACAACAGTCTATGCGTCCCGTAGAGAATCTCCGCCGCTCATAAAATTCGACCTCGTGCAGATGCACGAGGTCGAATTGTTCAGGATGTTTCGCTCGCCAGAGTTTCATCCTGATCCTCGAGGAGAGGACGTTTACATTTTATCATACAGGACTTTCGCCTGATATAAGCTATTCCGCGCTGTCGTAGCGAATCGCAGTCAGCGAGCCATCCATGCACGCAACAAAAAACCTTGTTGGGCGCGGTTCACTTATCAGCATGGGATACACCCAACTCCCGACAATCGCTTGTGCCGCGTACCACAAGAGATATGGCGTCTGTTCCCACAACGCGATCCCCGCGCCGACGACAATGAGCGGGATCGCCCCTTCGACCAACAACC